AATGCTTCTATAAAGGTGAGAACTACATATACATCACTGACGCCCTAGATAACAGGTCAGGCGTTGTAGGTGCTGCTGAGACGTGTTTAAAGGTGGGTATGACTACTAACGGGTATGAGCGTTTGAGGGCTTATATCACTATGAATACCAACCTTACAATCGAGCTTTATAAGGTAGACAATGCAGCAGCAGCAGAGAGCAGCTTGAGAGCAGCCCTAAGCAACTATTCATTAGGTCGAGAGTTGTTTAGCCTAGATGCACTAACAACCGCCCGAAGGGTTGCCAAGGCCTTAAGCATATAAGGTCTAAGTTTATAGCGGTTGCACCAATAGGGGGGGGGCGGTTACGAGACCTCCCCATATTGATGACACGCCCAGACCCCTTTCCAAACCCGATATGGGGAATTTTCGTCCAACTTTTCTTGGGCGCAGCTTTCGCTTTGTGCGGTGGCCGCAACACTGGACATAGCAGAATTGTTATGATGTTCTGATGTTCTGATGTTCTGATGTTCTGATGTTCTGATGTTCTGATGTTATGATGTTCTGATGTTCTGATGTTCTGATGTTATGCGAAGATTTACGAAAGTCTACGAAGGTCTACGAAAGTCTACCCAATTTAACCAAGACCACGAGCAACCCCATAAGATAGCAAAAATCCTTGACAAACTTAGCACTTTTCTGTATAGTATCAGTATATAGGAGAAACATTATGACAACAGAGATTACACTAATAAGCCCCGAAGGCCTTGAGATCGCACATGCTTACCTTGAAAATGGCAGTGATTCTGCAAAAGCGGCCCAAGTACTAGGACTACCATTAGATGAAGTAACAAGACATTTAAGCAAACGAGAGGTTTGCAACTACATTGATAGACTTTTCAATGAGAGCGGCTTCCGCAACAGAGACAAGATGGGAGCAGTGTGGGATGCCGTACTGCAATCAAAGCTAGAAGAAATGGATGAGACTGGGCTAGGCTCTAGTAAAGATATTATAGAGATTATGGAGAAGATGCACAAGTTCAACATGGATCAAATGGCAATGCAACTTAAATTGCTAGAAGCTGGAGAGAAGAAAGACTCACCTCTGATAGCGATCCAACAGAACAATAGCTATGGCGGAGATAAATACAACTCATTGCTAGATAGGATACTAGGGGCTAGCACAGATGCAAGTAAGTAGAGATTATATTAACTTCGAGACTTTGGATGAATATCCAGTTGAAGAGAGATTCTTAAAGCTACCCGTAGGTAACTTCCTAGCCTTGAGAGAAGTTGTGCCAATCGCGCCACAGATCGCTTTGATTAACGCAATAAATAATCCCCAGCATAGGTTCGTAGTAGCTTGCTTATCGCGGCGAACAGGCAAGACCTACATCTCGAACACGCTAGCATTCTTGAAAGCTTTAGAACCTAAAGCAAAGATACTAATCGTATCACCCAACTTTTCATTGACAAATATATCTTGGAATGAGCAGGTATTGATGCTAAAAGATTTCGAGATAGAAATCGAATCTAAAAACAAAGCAATACGTGAGATTCACCTAGAGAACGGATCGATGATTAAGTTTGGATCTTACAACAACCCTGATAGTTTAGTTGGACACTCGTACGACTTAATATTAGTGGATGAAGCAGCATTAGAAAACAACGGTGCTTCTGTATTTAACGTACAGCTACGTCCAACACTGGACAAAGCAAACAGTAAATGTATCTTCATTTCAACGCCTCGTGGTCTTAATTACTTTTATGACTTCTACCAACGAGGATTTTCCGCTAACTACCCAAACTGGGTATCGATTCACTCAACGTATAGAGATAACCCTCGTACCGTAGGTAACGATATTATAGACGCCCGGAACTCAATGAGTAAGGCGGAATTTAAGCAAGAGTATGAAGCAGATTTTGCTACGTTCGAAGGACAAATATACGAAGGCTTTGATGAAGAGAAGCACACCCGTGATCTAAGCGACATGGCTTGGGAAGAGAACTCATATAAGTACGAGAACATAATGGGGATAGATCCTGGCTATAAGGATCATACTGGTGCTTTAGTTATAGTTTACGATACAGAAGCAGATCATTTTTATATCGTGTGGGATTACCAAGAAAACGAGAGAACTACTAAACAACACGCGTTTGCGTTCAGTGAGGCGTTTGACGACTGGGACGTAGATATAGTATTTTGTGACCCTGCTAGTGCTCAGTTCAGACAAGATTTAGCTGCAATGTATGACTTACCGTCGAACAAAGCTAACAAGTCAGTACTAGATGGAATTAGCTATGTGCAAGGATTGTTTGAGAACGACAAAGTAACCGTAGACGAAAGCTGTATAAATGTAATACTTATGCTAGCTAACTACAGGTGGGACCCTAACCCTTCATTAATCAACCCGAAACCTAAGCACGATCAATTCTCTCACCTAGGAGATGCTTTGCGTTATGCTTTGTATAGTTATGTTATATAGTGCTGAAATAAAAATCACAGCTTTACATTTGAAGTGTGACACAGTATAATAATGTATATTCGAGATGGAGAAAGTAAATGGCAGCTAACACTGGAGCTGATAATAAACGAACAGCCACACGGCATATTCGAGATGGGATTAAGTCCAACTATCAAAAAGATACGAAATGTGCTTGTTGTGGTACTACGGAAGACCTAGAACTACACCACTACACAACAGTTTCTATCTTATTAAAAAATTACTGCAAAGACCGCAATATATCTATCAGTACCGACGAAGAGGTATTAGCAATGAGAGACCAGTTTTATACAGATAACTGGGTAGATTTGGTAGAGTATACTGTAACCCTTTGCAACAAACATCACAAAGAACTACATAGAATCTACGGCAGAGAGCCTACACTAGCTAGTGCAGGTAAACAAGAAGTTTGGGTGAAAAAGATTCATGGAAGAATACACGGCAAGGATGCTGACTCTCAATCTACTAGTCGATTTTCTAAGTTTATAGTTAACCCTGATAATTCTGACAGGTTTTCTAGGTTAATATAAGGAGCCAAACATGTCCCTATGGGAAGGAATAAAAGAGAAGCTAAATCCCGCCCAGGCAGTCATTGCCAGGGAAGAAGGCTCAAATATAGCAAGTACTCAAACCAAACTAAACACAATTCAAAATAGTTATGAATTAGTTGAGGTAGTCAATAGATGTATAAACTTGCTAGTAGACAATTCGGCCTTAGTCGATTACGACGTAGGTAGTATCTTAGCCTTCACAGGTAAATACCCTAGTACTAGAGGTGTTACATTATCAAAGTTATTAAACTTTAGACCAAACCCCTATATGGACGTTAGCACTTTTCGAAGATTAGTCTTGATGGATTTTCTAATAGACGGCAACGCATTCATCCATTTTGATGGTACGTCATTCTACCATCTACCTGCTTGTGCTATGGAGATAATTCCAGACAGCAAAGGTTATATAAATAAATTTATATATAATGGGCAAATAGACTATAAACCAGAGCAGGTAATATTTGTTAAGGATAATAGTACTAGGTCTGTTTATAGAGGCGATTCTAGGTTAAACAGCGCTATGGGTTCTTTATTGACTAGAGAAGCTATGATTGATTTCCAGAAAAAATTCTTTGATAATGGTGCTGCAATAGGGCTTATTATTGAGACTGACCAGATATTAAGTAAAAAGTTCAAAGAACGACAGGAACGTGAATGGATTACTAAATACAATCCTAAGCGAGGGCACGGAAAGCCACTAATTCTAGACGGAGGTTTAACTGCTAAAACTACAGGCAGCTCTAACTTCAGAGAAATGGCGTTTTCCGAAAGTGTTACTAGCCTAGAAGATAAAGTTTGTTATGCCTTAGGCGTACCACCTATCTTACTAAACTCAGGTAATAATGCTAATATTAAACCTAACTTGGAGTTATTGTTTTATACTAATATACTTCCTATGTTACGAAAGTTTGAATCAGCTTTAGAGCTATTTTTTGCTTTCGATATTCAGCTTACTACGCATAGAGTACCCTCTTTGATACCAGATTTAAAAGCGGAAGCCGAAAGAGTTTCAGCTCTAGTTAATAATGGTATCATAACAGGAAATGAAGGTCGTGCTATGCTTAGACTTCCTGCAATTGACGAAGAGGATATGATTAAAATCAGAATCCCAGCAAACGTGGCGGGTTCTGCTACGGGAGTTTCGGGACAAGAGGGCGGAAAACCCACAGGAGAAGATACATGATGGATTTATTCGAAAAGATTTATAAAGTGTTTGGACAAGACACGCCTAGCAGACTTTTATATAATGCTACAGTAGCTAGCCCTACAAATACGGCTGTTATTATAAAACAATACAAAAATTGGGCAGAATTTGAAAAAGCCTACACTATGTTTTGTGGTACTAAACGTAAAGCAGCACCTACAGTTACAAAACCTATGGTATCAGCTGTTACTAAAACTGCGGTTAGGACAGAGAAAAAATGAACTACAACACTAAATTACTAGGAATGATCAATAGCGTAAAAGCTATTGATGAAACCTCAGACACTTTAGTTATTGAAGGCTTTGCTAACACAGTAACTAAAGACAGAGCTGGAGACGTTATCCCTAGCACAGCTTGGGAAGCACCATCAGCATTAAATAACTATTTAAAAAATCCAATTATCTTAGCGTACCACGACCATAAACAGCCAATAGGCAAAATGGTTGATTGGAGCGTCACAGAGATGGGATTAAAAATTAAAGCCAGTATCAGTAAAGGTGCTGGAGCAATCTACGATCTAATAAAAGAGGGAGTACTTACAACATTTAGCGTTGGATTCAATATATTGGATGCAGAGTATGATAATGTTACAGATACTTACTTTATTAAATCAGTAGAATTACACGAAATTTCGGTAGTATCAGTTCCCTGCAACCAGGACTCGGTATTTTCGGTTTCAAAAGGTATGGACTCTCAAGACTTTGAGAAGTTTAAAATTAACTTAACGCCAGAAGGCGATAAAAAGGAAGAAATAATAATGACTCTTGAAGAAATGCAGGCAATGGCTGCTCAAATGAAGCTGGACAGCCAAGCTGATATCAATGCTAGCGTAAAAGCAGCATTCAATGAAGCTGAAGCTGCTAAAACAGCCGCAGTAGAGAAAGCACAAAAAGAAGCCGACGCTAATGCTCAAAAAGAATTAGCAATCAAATCTAGTGCAACAGAAGCTGCTAAGTCTCTAATCGCTGACCTAGAAAACACTATGGGACAGAAAGACGCTGCTTTTGCAGAAATGGTTAAAACCAACCACGACCAGATCGTTGCTCTTAAAGAAGAGATCGCTCAGGTAGTTGCAGCTCGTAACAACCCTGGTCTTAGTACTATTACTAAAGGCATGCGTGGAGCTACCTCTGAGAAACAACACGGCGAAGATGCTGATAAACTAGTTTTCCTTAGCGCAATCAAAAAAGTTGGTATGTTTGAGACAGATTTTGGTAGCCGTATCAAAGCCGTAAACGATCAATCTAGCCTTGAAGTTAGTTCTGACGGTTACGAAACTACTTTCTCAACTAACTTAGCACGCGACATCCAAGCTGCTCTAGTAGTTGCTCCTTTGTTTGCAGAAATGTCTATGTCTTCTGCCTCAATGACTATCCCAGTAAATCCTGATATTCAGACAGCAACATGGGTTGCAGCATCAGCACTTGCTGACGGTGCTGATACAGATCGTACCGGCGCTGAACTAGCTATCGCTCTTACTGAACGCACACTTAAGACTTTTAAGTTAGCTGCTAAAGTTTACTTAACTGAAGAAACTGAAGAAGATACAATTATCGCTCTAGTTCCTATCTTACGTTCACATCTTGTTGAAGCACACGCCAAGTCAATTGACTCTGCTTTCTTAATCGGAGACGGTAATGGTAAGCCTAAAGGTCTAGCTACTCAAGCAAATGCTGTAGCAGCTCAAACTTTTACTACTCTTGCCAAAGCAGATAAGACTGTTTTAGTAACTGCTAAAGAAATCTTAGCAGCACGTAGAGGCTTAGGTCTTTATGGTATCAACCTTGATCAATTATATGTTATTATATCTCAAGACGCATACTGGGATCTTATTCAAGATTCAGAGTGGGCTGATGTACAGCAAGTTGGCCAGAATAACGCAACTAAATTAGTTGGTGAAGTTGGCAATATCTACGGTATGCGAGTTCTAGTATCTAACGAGTTTGCAGCACGAGCAAATGCTTCTGTTTACGCAGTTATCTGTAATGCAAGTAACTTCGTAGTTCCACGTCAACGTGGTGTTACAGTACGTAGTGATTTTGATGTTGAGACAGATAGAACAGTATTTGTTGCTACTCAAAGACTTAACTTAGAGCCATTGATCGTAGCTTCTACTGGTAATGGTAAAGGTGTAGTATCTCTTAAGTTCGCAGCAGCTTAATAATAACTGATATCGAACAAAAAAAGGCCCCTCCCGTCTCGGGCGGGGCTTTTTTATTAGGAGAAAACAAATGGCATTAATTACATTAGAGGGTTACAAAGATTATAAAGATCTAAAAACCCCTAACAATGATCAGAAACTAGAGCCTTTGGTAGCCTTCGTTAATACTTTTGTAGAAAATTATTGTTCTTTAAGTTTTGAAGAAGTTACAGTTGTTGGAGCAAAAGCCACTTCAGACAATGAGTTAGAGGTATTAGTACCTCACCCCGCACTAAACGCGGTAACCAGAGTATCTGTAAGCGGTGTTGACCTAGACCCTACAAAGTATTACGTTGACCTAGCGGTCGGCACGATAGAAGCGGTAGATTCGTTCCCAACCACTAGAAACGCTATAGAAATAGATTATACTTACGGCTATACTACGCCTCCTGCAGATTTAGTTATTTCAGCGTATGAATTGGTTAGCTATTTTAATAAGGGTAGTTTTTCTACAAAGATAACCTCTAGTACCGGAGAAAGCAGTTCAAGCCCTACTCCTACATTAGTACCTCCACAAATAAAACTTATGTTAGATTTGTATAAAGTTCTATGAGTACGTTTGAGGCTATACTTCAAAAAGCTATAGGAAGGGGTGGGGATACTTTACCTGCCAAAACTTTAGTAGATGTAGTATCCAAGGGATTAGATCTTAAAGGTACTCTAGAGCTTAGGTTTAAAGACGAAATGCCGGAAGCTACTGAAAAAGAAATAGCAGATAAAGCACTAACTGCCGCTGTTACACGTATAGAAGATATTATATCTGGAGTTTTATCTAAAGATATGCTATCTAACGGTTTTTTAAACAAAACTACAAAAACTAAAAAATCAGGTAAAGTTGATATAGCTGCAAAGATAGCAGGACTACAAGGAGCAGACGGTAGGTTTATATCGGCAGTAAATTTGGCTAAAATATTAAACGTAACTTTATTTGAGCACGTAAAAAACCTAATGGTAGCACCGGCACTAGTCAATGACACTGGCAGATTTGCACACAGTGCACATATAAATGGCATTACGGGTGGTAAGAACCAAACAAGAGGCTCTATATTTTTTTCTTACATGTTAATGCCCTACGCGGTATTTGCAGGACATAAAACAAGAGACCCTGCTTCTCTTATAAAAAAGGCTATATCAATAGCTTTAGCAAAGGCACTAAGCCCTAGCTCCTTCAAGAAAGCAAACTTTAATATTCAGGAGAACTCAAAATGAGTGCTAGATCTGGAATAACCCAAGCTATGGTTTCTAAACTTAGTGAATTAATGGACGGCACTGGAGATTACGTTAATAACCTATATGGTAATGTGGATTCTAGGGTAGTTCATTTTGACGACGTTGAAGAATTTCCATACATTAGTATTACCCCTGGTGCAGAAACTAGAGAAGATATGCCCTCTAATTTTACGTGGGCAACATTAAATATGAATATTACGATATATGTTAAATCCGAGGAAGCGACCCAAGCATCCCTAGAGTCTATCATATCTGACGTAGAAACTTTTCTTGACACCAACCTCCAATTAGATTATACTGTAGTTACTTCGGATGGAGAATTAATCAAAACTACAGTAGACAACACAATAACACAGATAAATACCGATGAAGGTATTTTATCACCATTAGCATTAGGTCAGGTTACTGCAACCGTACGTTATGAAAAAATACGTAAGACCGCACAATAATTTAGGAGAATTATAACATGGCAATTAACTTATCCCGTAATACCAGATTATGGATCAGTACGGAAGCTAGCGGTGGAACCCATACCAATGCTAACACTTTCGAAATCCCAGTCCAGGAAGGCTATAGCTTTTCACAGTCAGTTTCTACCACAGATGTATCAGTAGAAGAAGCAGGCCCCGCACCCATTAGAGGAAGTAAGAGATTTAACGCTTCTTTGGATCCAGTAGAATGGTCTTTCACTACTTATATGACACCTTACTTAGAGGGTTCTACCCACTTTACTGTAGATATGTTGTTATGGCACGCCTTAGCTTCATCTAATGCCACAGTAGTAGACCTAGACAATGGTACAGGCACATCTAAAGTGTTTGGCGATACTTCTAGTTTTAAAGTTGACTTTGAAAATAACTCAGCTCATGTACTAACGGAACTCTATTTGTATTTCTTAGTAGATAATACGATGTATTACATAGATAAAGTTCAGGTAGGTCAAGCAGAAGTTTCTATAGATATTTCTGATATTGGGCAAACTTCTTGGTCTGGCCAGGGTCTGACTTACTTACCTATTACCGTACCTGCTTTTGTAGCCGCTGGTGGCACAAGTTTTGACGAAACTTCTGTAGCTTCTGGATACGTAAGAGTACCTACTAACAAAAGTTATTTAGTCAATAAACTAACTCTTATGAGCTTAAACTCAGATCTAGCACCAGGATTAAACGCGGGCGTTAATGATAACTATATTATACCTATCACTAGTGGTACTGTTACTGTTAACAACAACGTTACGTATCTTACACCTAATACACTAGCTGAAGTAGATAATGCGATTGGTTCTTTTACTGGCTCTTTTGAAGTCACAGGAACAATTGAAGCATACCTTAGAGATAACGTTGGATCTGATGGTACTACTGGCACAGAATATGGTTCGGCTAATTTATTAGCTCACATGCTCGCAGAAGTTGGTGACGCCGTTACTAATGCTGCCAATATAGTCTTTCAGGTAGGTGGTGGTACTGGCTCACGAGCTGAGATAACTATACCATTAGCTCAGTTATCTGTTCCGTCATTATCCATAGATGACGTTGTATCTACCTCTATAGAGTTCAAGGGGATTCCTTCTTCTACTGATTTGATCAGTGGCGACGAAATCTCTTTTGCGTTCTTCGCGGAGTAAAACACATGAGTGGTATCGATTTTAAAATAGGTACCACTGTATACTTAGCTACCAACACCCACAAGTACAAGTTTCTTGTGGGTGAGGTATCTGCTTCCCAGACGTTTTCTGAATCTAGGCAAACCACTCAAACGCTACAAAAAAGAACTTTGATGGACAAGACTTTTACAACAGAGAAATCTCCTGTATCTCTTAACTTTTCAATTTACTTAGCGGCTGCTGAACCCGAAAAGGCTTTAGCTAATTGGTTTGGGCTGCCCCATGATTTTGATACTACACATAAAATCCCTACATTTATAGCCTTAGATGCTACCCCCAACGCAGCTACTGTTTATATAGTATCGGCGACTGGCACTATATACAAAGTGTCTGATGCGGTAGGAGAAAATCTATCTCTCACTATTACTCAAAAAGAGATACTAGCGGCTAATATAACTGCTGTTGGTTCTGACTTACAAGATGTAACAGATATAGCTGAGGAAATGACAATATTTAATAACCTAACACAAGTCTCACAAACTTCTTCTGGGTTTATAAATAGTAGTGTTGTAGTAGAAGGTTTTAACAATGTACTGGGCGTTACAGTGGAGCTTACTAGAGGTATTAAGTGGGGAACACAAAAATCTGTTTTCGATATAGGCAGTATATTTAAGGTAAGTAGACCTTTAATAGACACAATGACTATCTCTGGCACAATAACACAATTAAAACTAAATAATAATAATACGACGTTTTCACAAGACGCATCAATCGAGATTGCATATGGTCCTAGCTTTAATATTAAGCTCGGCAACTGCAGTACTACAGAAAGATTTGATCTTGGAGATTATCATCGAATAGCGACAGACTACGTGTTACTGCCTAGCTCTGTTAACTCAACATTAAAATTCTAGAGGAAAAGAATTATGAACTTAAAACAACTTATAGTAGAAACAAAAGTAGTCACAGTACCCTTTGAAGGTATTGATGGTTTTGAAGTAAAGATAGCAGCCCTATCAAGGGAGTTATCTAGAAAGATTAGAACCGAATCAGAGACCACTAAAATAGACCCTAAACTTAGAATGCCAGTAACAGAGCTAGATCAAGACAAATTTGTCGAAAAGTTCTCAGAAGCAGCAATCAAAGGCTGGTCTGGATTAAAGTATAAACATCTTAGCGAGTTACTACTAATAGATAGTTCTCAAATAGAAGACCTAGAAGCTGAGGTAGAGTTCTCTATAGATAACGTAGTGCAGTTAGTTTCTCACTCACAAATTTTTGATACTTGGATTAATGAACAGGTGTTCAGTTTGCACCGATTTCGAGACTGATAGAGCAGAAGCTACCTTAGACTACCTTAAAAAATATTTAGATAATGCTAGAGTAGGTATTACTGCTGAAACGTACTTAAGAATGGAAGAGCAGCTTGGAGGTGAAATCGACCCCGATAAAATACCCCCAAGTTTTGAAGACTTCCCTAGTTATGTACACCAAGGCATAGAGATATTTAACGCACTGCCCGATACGTACAGCGGCGGTATGTCTAGTATGTACGTTGGTAAAAATTACTCCTCCCTAGAAGTTTTATTCTCACTCTATCTGATCGAAGGAGAAGATAGGTTTACAGTTTTTGAAATAATCAGATTCCTGGACGGAAGAGCCAGAGAAGCCTCATATAAAGAGGCCAAAAAATCCGCAGACAAAGCCAAGAAGGGATAATAATCCTCTAGAATAGGGCAATGTCCCTATTCAGTCCCTTACCGCTTATTGGTTGTGGGACTTTTTTTATTTTAGCAAGGAGCAAATAATGGCAAGAAACCAACAGATAAGAAATATACGGGTTCGAGTAGAAACAGTAGGATCTACCGAAGCTACTACTAAATTAAGGGAACTAAATAACGCTATTACAGACGTTAGCGCTTCTAGCGCTAATTTTGTAGGGGTTTCTGGTAGCTTAAACGCTTCTTTATCCACTTTAGCCGCTACAGGAGAAAGACTGGGTACGTCAGCCGCTAGTTTAAAGACTTTTGCTTCGGCACTTAAATCTATAAATAGATCTCTCTCTGGGTCTGATATACAAACCGCAGGCATAGATAGATATATAACTAATATGGAAGTTTTAATTAGTGTATTAGACGATGTAAGAGAATCAGCTAATCAGGTGGAGGGTGCTTTAGAGGGTATAGACGCAAACACGGGTATGTCAAGGTTACTTGGTGTTTTGGAAAAAATAGAACAAAACACACAAAGACTTGATTATCACATATCCGAAGTAGAGCGAGCAGTAGAAAGGACTTCAGAAGAGTTTATTGATTACTCCAATGCGGCCAATAGGGCTAGTAGGGCGAATACTAATTTTAGTAATACCTCAGAACAAGCCACTGCAGCAATGAGACAAAGCACTAGAGCTACAAACAATCAAACTAGAAACTTTTCCGCCTTAGCTTTTGGGGCTAACCCTTTAGTTAGCACTTACGCCGCTATTGCGGTGAATTTGTACGCTATTGGGGCTGCATTTAAACTACTAAATGACGCGGCGTCTTTCAGCAGACTACAGGAGCAGCTGACTAGTTTTTCTGCTGCAGTAACTGGTGTAGATGTTAATAATTTAGCGGTTAAACTAAGACAGGCCTCTGCGGGTGCATTATCTTTGAAGGAAAGTTTAAGTTTTGCAACTAAAGGTGTAGCTTTTAGTTTTACCACAGATCAGCTAGATAAATTAACAGCTTCTACTAGAAAAGCCTCTATCGCTTTGGGTAGGGATTTTACAGACTCCATGGACAGAGTGCTTCGGGGTATATCAAAACAAGAAATAGAACTATTTGATGAATTAGGTATTGTTACAAGACTTACTCCTGCATTCCAAAAATATGCGGCAGAAGTTGGAAAAACAGTAGACGAATTAACTAATTACGAAAGACAACTAGCGTTAACCAATGAAGTACAGGGTCAGCTAGACGAGAAATTTTCTGGTATTACAGCGGGGGCCACAGCTTGGGAAACTTTAGGGGTGAATGCGCAGGATGCAACAACCGAGCTTTTGGTTTTTATCTCTAAAGGACTAGAACCTACGGCGGCTTTGTTAAGTGAAATAATAGATTATATGGGAGTTTTAGGAGACCAGGAAGCCATATCTAAAGAAGCTAGTACTAGTGCTGAAATTTTCTCAAAAGCATTATCTGCTGATAATATTGGGGCTGCTGTGACCGCTACTGGGGCTCTTTCAGGTAAGATAGAAGATTTAAAAGAACAGCTAAAAGCCTCAAAAACAGAAGCACTTAGTTTATCTACAAGCATGGGGGGGACAGCAGAAAATTTAGCAATATCTGTGGCTAATGTAGCTACTGAGTTTGCTGGGATGGCAGGTTTTGGTTTTTTCAATGAGGGTCTCCAAGAAGCTAATGTACGGTTGAGAGCAGGTTACTCCGATACCGCTAGGTATAACAACGAATTACAAACTCAGGTTGTAATAAATAAAGAGATTGTAGCTCTTCAAAAAGAGAGGGTCGCGCAGTTATCACTCCTAGCTGGTAGAGAGATTACGCAGCCTATTGATGAAAATACGGGCACTAACTTTATAGCTTACATTAAAGCACTAGACGAGGGTATGGCAAAAGTCGAGGGACTAGGCCTTGCAGGACAAAAAGCAACTGGGCCTTTAGCAGAAATGCTAGACACCATAAGTGAGCTTACTAACATGCCCACAATTGTTGTAGAAGGTGCTTTAATTGACGAGGCTACCATACAGCAAGCCGAAAGATTTGCAGAGTTTCAAAAGTCTTTTGGGACTGACGTAAACCTTGATGGTATTGGTAAAGTAAGGGATGCAACACTCGAACTAGCCGCATCGTATGCTAGACTACCAACAGAAGATAAACTAATAAGCATAAGCACTGGTGAAAAAGGGGAAGCGGTCGCAGATTTAGAAAGAACTATAAAACTCAGAACAGATCTGCAAAATAAAGAAATAAAACTTGGTAAGATAATATCCAAAGAAACTAGTGATAAACGGGCAATAGAGTTAGAAGTATTAGAAGCTAAACTAGCTCAGCTTAAAGTAGACGAAACTCTCCTAAAAAACATAGAAAATAATAACTATAATACTTCTTCACTATTAGCTTTGCAGGCCGAAAAGAACACATATGAGTCTGGTTCTATTAAAATTCAATTAGATAGCCTGAATATTCAACTAGCTGCTACTGATTTAGCTAAAAAAGAAATTACAGCACTACAGCATCAGATAGGATTACTTAATTTAAAGTATGATATTCAACTAGCAACTGAAGAGTCGCAAAGAAAATCAAACAAAAGAGCTGTAGAAACTGCAAATTTAACTGCAAGTTTGGGCACAGTACAAAGTGAGGTAGAAAGGGCACAGATTGAACAGAGGATTCTAAACCTTAAAAGACTACAAGTTTTGGCAGGAAAGGACGGCTTAGAAAAACAGTTAGCAATTAGTTTACTTAATGTAGAACAGAAAAAACTAAACGCAGACAAAGCTAGAGCTCCTGCATTAGATAAAGTAACTGCAAGCTTGCCTGATAAAGCCAGACTTGAGCTTGATCTTCAATTGGCGGGATCAGAACAAAAACGAGTAGAAATCGCACAAAAACTCTTAGAACTTAGAAGAGCAGAAATAATGGCGATGGCGGAAGGGATAGAGAAAAGTAAAGCTCTAGCGCTGTTACAGGTACAAGAAGGAACCCAAGACAGGGCAGAAGCAGCAGCACCATTTAAAGATGCTTCTTCAACATTTTCATCTATGGCAGCATTAGACGGAATTACGGATCTACAAAGCGCATCACTGGGCTTAGCAGGAACGTTTTCTGACGTTTTCGCACTAGCCGCTGAAAACGGAATAGAAAGTTTCTCTGGATTTACTGAATTTTTGAGTGGTAACATGGAAGCCTTCCAAGGTTTTGCGCAAGGAGTTGCTGACGGGATAGGTTCAGTATACCAAGCATCTTCAGATGCTAGGGTAGCTGGAATAGACCAAGAGATAGCCGCAGAAAAGAAACGCGATGGTAAGAGTGCAGAAAGCCTAGCTAAGATTAAATCTTTAGAAAAGAAAAAGATTAAAGAGCAAGCTAAAGCGCAAAAAGCATCAGTAGTTATATCTACTGCTACAGCTATAGCAAAATCTTTTGCGGAACTAGGGTTTATCGCAGGCATACCAGCCGCTGCTATGATGGCAGGTATGGGCATTTTACAAATAGCTGCCATAAATAAAGCTGCTAATGGTCAGATATCTAACTTAGATTCTGGTGCTAGCGGTGGCAGTAACATGAAGATCGAGGGCGGAAGCCGCAGAAACGATGTAGATGTAAGTAGGAACGCTAACGCGGGCGAGCTATCATTCATCAACGGCGGACAAGGTCAGGGCACTGCTAACAACTTCAGAATCCCAGGTAGGGCTGGTGGCGGTACCTCTGGTGCTGGTGCTAGTATCATTGTAGGAGAAAGAGGGGCGGAAGAAATTACTCCTTTAGTTCCAGTTAATGTTTCTCCTGCTGGATCTGCTAAATCTGGGGGAAAGGGTATTGTGTTTAGCCCTGTGTTCAACGTAGAAGCTATGGACTCTGCAGGATTTGAGGCGGTAACGTCTAGATTCAGTGTAGAACTATATAACTCTCTAGAAACAGAACTAAGAGCTAGGAATCTGACATTAGATAGCCTAGCATAATAAAAAAAGAGCTTTCGGGCTCTTTTTTTGTGGGAAATAAAAAATTTATATTGTAAGTTCTACGATAGTAGGATATAATATATCTAAATGGAGGACACTTAATGGCATACGATTCAACTCTGGGCAGGCTACCTGACCCAACAACAACACCAGCAGGGCCGGGTTTTATATCCGTAGATTTAGCACCAGTAGACCCTGGCATGGTACATTCTTTAAATAGTGGCGCTACTGTATCCGTGCGCTACCCTGGAGGTAGTTATTGGAATATATCAATTACATACCCAGACCTAGACATAGAGCAAGCCAGATCATTACAACCTTTTTTATATTCTTTACAAGGTGTTTATTCTGATTTTTATGTTTCAATACCACAACATACTCAACCACAGACAGGTGCTTGGGTTGGGTATAACGCACAATACAGAATAGATATGGGGGATGCCTCTAATATTATAGAGATTACAGATTGGAGCAGCATGAGCGGTACCAATGATATAACTGCTGGTGACATGTTAAAACTCAGTATCAGTAAAAAAATATATTTTGTAACTAAAGTTCAGCAGGTGGGAACCAAATTAATTGTATCATTAAACTGTGATGTAATAAACCCTGAGCTAATAGGTTTAAGCTTCTTACAAATGAATGATATATTATTTAAAGTACGATCTACTGCGGCAATTCCAGCCCTTAAACTTAATAGTTCTGGGTTGTACTCATCTTTTAGCCTATCTTTAAGAGAAAATATACTATGAGCAGAAACTTACGCCCAAACGCTATTACTTATTTAGCCAACACTACTCAAGTTAAAATAGCTAATTTAATAAAAATAGAACTTGCAACTGCAGGTACTCCCGTTTATATGTATGTTACTGACTATGCTAATGATATAGTTTGGGACGGTCATACATATGAGGCAGGTAAAGTAACTAAAGTTGGGCAGCTCAGGCAAACACAAGGTATAACTAACTATAAGTTATCTGTAGATATAGCAGGAGAGTTCCAAGTAGAGCTTGATAGGGGTTTAGTAGATAATAATAGTGAGTCTTATGTTGGTAGGGAGGTTGAAGTACTCAGAGCTTACTTAGACGCTAGCGGTGCTATTATACCTTTTGACGTAACAACAGAAGGGCCTATGCAATACTTTATAGGAGATATTTCTAATATAAATATTTCGGAAAGCGTTATCTCAGGGTCTTCTACAGTCACTTGGGAATGTGCCGGTAAGTTTCAAGACGGTGAGTTAATAAACGGCAGAATTACCGACGATATCGCACACAGAGGTTTGAGTGTGGCTGAAGACGGAAGTTCAATCCCTAGTACTGGAGCTAAAAAAGAAAGCTATAAAACTGACACAGGATTTCAACACGCCAATCAAACTATCGATTTAATCACACAGTACACTACCTCGGAGACTAGGTATAGAACTAAAACTAGCTGGTTTGGTTTTAAAACTAAAGTAATAGCCTCTGAAGTAGAGGTATTTAATACTTTGGAACTGGGGGTATCTTTAGCAGCAAAAGCATTACCTAAAGTTTACGGTGTACGCAAAGTTCCAGGTATACCTATCTTTGTAGACGTATTAAAAGATAACAGTGCACTGTATGTTGTATACGCATTTTGTGAGGGAGAGATAGACTCTATATTAAATCTTTATTTAGACGATGGCCCTATAATATGCTCTTCTTCTCAGGACGGGCTAAACAGAGTTTGTTTAGGTAATCAAGCAAACGGTGACACTTTATCTGCTTATTCGTCTCAAATGGCAGAGGACGAAATCTTATTATTAGACGGAGAGTTTGATGGTTGGATTGATGAGGAAGGGTTAGCCACTTACCCTCCACGAATAAACCTCATACCACCGACAGATCCTGATAGGCTTAGAACTACAGGTACTGAACATGGTGAAGCTTTTACTATAACTAACGATACTGGTAGGCGCTGGGTTAAGATATTTCACGGAAAATCTGACCAAGAAGCTTGTACAGAGATAAAAGCTCAAGCCGCTGCTAGGAATTTTCAACAACAAGACCAGTGGCTCGCAGAAAAGTACGCAACGGTTGTTGGCCCGCTCTCACCCGCACAAGTAGGTAGTTACTGGGATGAGTTTTCTACCCTAACGGACACCTGCTACGCAGTGTTAAAAGTAGATATTACAGAAGATACAAAGATTCCTGTTTTAGATGCAGTAGTATCTGGCAAACTAGTAGACACATATAACGACCAAGGAACTGCAGTACCCAACCAATACACATTGAATCCAGTGTGGCAGTTGTTGGATTATATTACAGATCCAATTAGTGGTGGGGGTTTAGACAGCAATTTAATCGACACAAGTTCTTTTAAAGATGTAGCAGATTCTTTAGACCAGGTAACAACTACATATGAAAATAGTTTTGTCACGTATTGGAGATACTTAGGTTGGAAAAATCTACCTGACATGACAAATGCGATTCCAGATCCTCAAAAAACTAAAATGCAAACTAACACGGTTGTTCAGACCGATAATACTGTAACTAAAAATATATCTGGAATGCTCAAACAATTTGATGGCACTCTGAATATACTAGGTGGTAAGTATCATTTATCTGTAGAAAGTAATAATGCTCCCATAGCTAATATCTTATCAAACGAGGTAATAGGGGCTATAAAGACAAAAGATCTATCTAGTAAAAATAAATGGAACTCTATTCAAGCTACTATTGTAAACCCCGCACAAGGTTGGGGAACTACACAAATAAACTTTTTTAACTCGGCGTATCTAGCCGCAGATAACAATATAGCTAAAAAAGGTAACATAGTATTTAACAACCTTACTAACTATTATACTGCAAGAGAGTGGGCTCAAGTACAGTTATCTAAATCTAGGTATTCTAGAGAAATTACTTTTACAACGTATTATAAGTATTCTTATCTGTATCCTAATGCTAATATAACTTTTACATACGATAGGTTTAATTATGATGAAAAAGTCTTTAGAGTTAAAACTTGTGTGCTGCAGCCAGACGGTTTAGTACAGCTTACTCTTGAAGACTACGACGAATCCATATACGATGTAAGTGATAGCAACGATAATTCTGGAGAAAATACTCCGATAGTGCCTAACGTTCTTCCTCCTAGAGGTTTAGAGTTTATATCCCTACCATCTACTAGGTTACCCTCACTTACTGGGGAAAGCTTTGAAGATGTTAACGGGTTATTAATCTGGGACGTAGATCCTACCGCTAACGTGCTCAGATATGATGTTCGTGACTGGCTACAAGAAAGCCCAGACTACGAAGTAACTATCAGTACTGTAATAGAGGTACAAGGAGTTAATAAACATTTTATTAGGGTTGGAAATTTAGTTGCTAATACTCCTTATATTTTCAAGGTTAGAACCATTTCCGGTGCTGCAAAAACTAGTAAATGGACGACTGCTTCGGGTAGCTTTACTTCTATTAGCCAGGTAAGTTTTAGTAATGTACAAAACTTTAAAACTACAAACTCTTATGACGGCGCATACTTCCTAGGGACAGAGTTACAGATGTCTTGGGACACTCATATTAACCCAGCAGTTACAGAGTACGAGATAGGCATATACACAGGAAATGGTAGTGTTTTTCTTCGCAAAGAATATATTAGTACGGGGTTTACTGAATATGAATATAGCTTGGAAGATAATATAGAAGACTATGCCACTATAACTGGCAATGTAGGCGCTTATCGCTCAGTATCAGCAAAAATAAGAGCTACTAATGCTTTTGAAGGCACAACTACTAGCGGGGTTTTTATTACCTCCGAATGGACAAATTTAATTGAAGGGACAAATTTAATATGACAGTTAACGTTTTTACTAATGCCATACCGAAAGCTATGGTAGTGGATGTAGAAGTAGGTTTTAATAGCGTACTTCTTGTCCACAACGCTCCCGAAGACTTAGACCTGTCGGGGGTGGTTACATGGGTTAAGTTAACGGAAGGTCTTGCAGAAGACGCCGTTAAAACTTTAAACCCCTACACCGGCCTCAACCATACCACAGTAGTTGATTTACTTGTGGGTACTGAGTATGATATATCTTCAGCTTTTGTAGATACGTTTGTTAGCTCAAACGAACTTCTTTTAAACGCACAATATCAAGGCGTCAATAGCTTACTAAATATATCTAATTTACCCACAGTGACTACGGCTAGTCCTATGGTAATAGAATCTATTGTTAGAACAAGTTCTGTTACCTCTCCCGGATCAGTGGTAGGAGTAGATATTACCTTCACAAAAGAAGAACCTAATGTTAGCTCTATACTACTAGAAGTACAGGACGCAGAGCTGGAAGACGGCCCTTGGACTACGCTTTTTACTGGAGCTACAGGCAAAGTATTAAGTATGCCTATCAAAACGGGTATATATAACTTTAGGTTATTTAGTTTTAAAACTTTTAGTACTGGTGTTGTAGAAGCCCAAGAGCCTACTTTTCTTACTAATTACGAAATATTAGAATACGTTATTGATATAAACGTAGATTTTACTGACATAACACGTACGCAAGCTACATTATTAAATACTACAGACGAAATACTAGAAGATTTAATAAGTTTAAATACTAGGTCGCAAAATTTTATTACAAAAGACGTACAAAATTTTGCAGATATTAGGATTACCCAAGAAACATTATTAACTGAAACCCAAGCTAGGGCTATTGAAACTATTGAAGTAGGGGCTCGGATAGGCGACTCAGAGGCTAATATAATTAATGTGCGAGACGCCCTAGCCACAGAAACACTAGCTAGGTCTACTCAAGTCGAACAAATAAATGCTAGACTTACAGAGAATGAAAGCGATATTGCTGTTAGTGAAGCAGATATTATTTTAGTTAATGAAGCTGTAGTAACTGAAAGTACTGCTAGAGCAACACAAGCAGGGTTGTTAAGTACTAGAGTAGGTGATACAGAATCTAGTATATCTAGGATAGATACTGCTCTATCTACTGAAACCGAAGCTAGAGCAAATCTAGCCACAGCATTGAATACTAGGATAGACACTGCCGAAGGCAGTATCGACACCCTCTCCAGTACAGTATCTACAAACGCAAGCGCTAGTGCTGCAACGCAGGTAGCGGTACAGTCTCAGTTTGAAGATGTTAATGCCCTTGTAGTAGCGCTTGACTCAACTCTAGCAACCGAAACCTTAGCTAGAGCTACTTCTGACATTACCCTTACGGCTGCTGTAAGTGGGCTGGAAACTAATAAGGCTACAGTAACGGCACTAAACGAAGCAGTTAGCGATCTAGAGGCGGATATAACAACCGCAAGTACAACACTACAAGCAGAAATAACAGGAGAGAGTACAGATGCAATAGGCAGTAGTCTTACTTTATGGGCAGCAAGAAATGGAGTTAATGCTGAGAATGGTGCTAGGCAGGAAGCCATCACAGATCTACGGGCTGAAATTACAGGAGACGCTGGCTGGGATGCAGCATCTAGTCTAACATTAACAGCTGTGGAAGACGCAGTAGGAGACTTAGAGGCTCAGTTTTATTTAGTAGCAGATGTTAACGGCAGGATTGCAGGAGTAAAAGGCTCTTCTGATGGGACATTATCTACCTTAGACTTTATAGGGGATAAAATACGTTTTGTGCGTCCTGGAGATTTCTCTGTAGCTTTTGAGTACAGTACAGAGACCGAAGATTTTGTTTTTGGTGGTGCATTATCAGCAGAATCAGGAACTATCGGAGGCTGGTCAATAGGCGAAACTTTACTAAAATCTGCTGATACTGGTGCTAGAATAGAGCTTAACTCTACTAAAAACCGCATAAGTGTTTTTGATACCAATGTTGAGAAAGTCGTTATGGGTTATCTCCACAATTTACCTAAAAATTCAGGAGTAGCTGATGAGGTTTGGGGGCCGGGAGACTATGGTTTTTGGGCTAAAAATGGTGACAAATTAGTTATAGACGGTGACGTTGAGTATGAAAATGGCGACTGGTTAATTCAGAATGATGCGAGCTATCTGGTACAAACTGCTGATGGAGACGATATTATAAGGCTTGGTACTTCTGGCACATCTAAAGGCTTATTCATGTATAACAGCAATAATGTTGTTGTAACCTCGCTAACTCAAGGAGCTGTTAGGTTAGGAGCTGCAGGAGCAGCCCAGTACATGGAATACACTAGCGCCGGTCTAGTAGTTAAAGGCGATATTACAGGTTCTTCTGGTACTTTCTCAGATACTGTGTCTGCCGCGACTATAACTGGATCAAACATAACAGGTGGAACAATACAAACATCTGCCAGTACAGAAATACCTAGAGTAGTTTTAAATGGTACGGCAGCTCTTCCATTTTGGTTTGGTACAGGTAATGTAAATACTACAAATGGTAAGTTCTATGGTAACAATGCTGGCAATATTTTTGCTAAAGGGCTAACTATTGATGGTACCAGCAGTTTCGGCGGAGCATTAGATGGGGCTAGTGGTTCATTTAGTGGGACATTAAGTGCTTCTACTATAACTGGATCAAACATAACAGGTGGAACAATACAAACATCTGCCAGTACAGAAGTACCTAGAGTAGTTTTAAATGGTGCGGCAGCTCTTCCATTTTGGTTTGGTACAGGTGCTGTAAGTACTACAAATGGTAAGTTCTACGGTAACAATGCTGGCAATATTTTTGCTAAAGGGCTAACTATTGATGGTACCAGCAGTTTTAGTGGAACATTAAGTGGAGCTAACATAACAGGCACTACAGGAACGTTCTCAAGTAGAGTAGCAGTTAGCTCAACAAATGGCTATTTGTTTGACATGAGAACAACCTCCTACAGAGGTTTTAGTCTTTGGTACGGATTAGCTGCTGATTCTGCTGATAGAACCGTTGCTACTACCCTTTTCGGTGTTGATCATGGTGGTACAGTTTACGCTAAGAATATGGAAATTAGTGGGGATAGTACTTTTGGCGGTTCTATCACTAGTGGTTCTACTATAACTGGTGCAAACATAACAGGTGGGATAATACAAACCGCAGGTAGTAATTTAATACCTAGAGTAGTTTTAAATGGTGTTGCAACTATTCCATTTTGGTTTGGTACAGGCGCTGTAGAAACTGATAATGCTAAATTCTACGGTAACAGTGAGGGTAGCCTCTTTGCTAAAGGGCTAACTATTGATGGGAACAGTAGTTTTACTGGGACGGTTACAGCAGCATCAGGAACCATAGGCGGCTGGAAGTTAGACGCGACCTTACTAAAATCTGCTGATACTGGTGCTAGAGTTGAGCTTAACTCTACTAAAAACCGCATAAGTATTTTTGATACCAATGTTGAAAAAGTCGTTATGGGTTATCTTCAAGGTTTACCTAAAAATCCAAAGGATGATGAAGAACCAGCAGACGTACAAAATTGGACTGCTGGAGACTATGGGTTTTGGGCTGCGGCTGGGGACAAACTAGTCATAGATGGTGACGTTGAATATGAGAACGGGGATTGGTTAATTCAAAACGATGCCAGTTACCTAGTACAGACCGCTGCGGGGCAAGACATTATCCGAATGGGTACGTCTAGTGGTACCAAAGGTTTGTTTATGTACAATAGTGATTCCGTAGAAACTGCAAGAATGACAGGAAGCACCCTTAAAATAGGTACGGGCGATACGTACATGGAATACACTAGTACAGGTCTAGTAGTTAAAGGAGATATTACAGGCTCTTCTGGTACTTTCTCAGATAATGTGTCTGGCGCGACAATAACAGGCGGAACAATAACAGGTGGGACAATAACAGGCGGAATAGTACAAACATCTGCCAGTACAGAAATACCTAGAGTAGTTTTAAATGGTACGGCAGCTCTTCCATTTTGGTTTGGTACAGGTAATGTAAATACTACAAATGGTAAGTTCTATGGTAACAATGCTGGCAATATTTTTGCTAAAGGACTAACTATTGATGGTGACAGTAGTTTTAGTGGAACATTAAGTGGAGCTAACATATCAGGAACTACAGGAACGTTCTCAAGTAGAGTAGCAGTTAATTCAACAAATGGTTATTTGATTGACATAAGACCAGATTCTTATATGGGCTTTAGTCTTTGGTACGGTTTAGCTACTCATTCTGCATCACAAAGAAGTGTTGCCAATACTCTTTTCGGTGTTACTAATGCTGGTACAGTTTACGCTAAGAATATACAAATTAGTGGTACCAGTACTTTTAGTGGAGCATTAAGTGGGGCTACTGGTTCATTCAGTGGAACATTAAGTGCTTCTACTATAACTGGATCAAACATAACAGGTGGGATAATACAAACCGCAGGCAGTACTCAGATACCTAGAGTAGTTTTAAATGGTACGGCAGCTCTTCCATTTTGGTTTGGTACAGGTAATGTAAGTACTACAAATGGTAGGTTCTACGGTAACAGTGCTGGCAATATTTTTGCTAAAGGACTAACTATTGATGGTACCAGCAGTTTTAGTGGAACATTAAGTGGAGCTGACATAACAGGCACTACAGGAACGTTTTCAAGTAGAGTAGCAGTTAGTTCAACAAATAGTTATTTGTTTGACATAAGAACAACCTCCTACAGAGGTTTTAATCTTTGGTACGGATTAGCTGCTGATTCTGCTCAAAGAACCATTGCTACTACTCTTTTCGGTGTTAATAATGCTGGTACAGTTTACGCTAAGAATATACAAATTAGTGGTACCAGTACTTTTAGTGGAGCATTAAGTGGAGCTAGTGGTTCATTTAGTGGAACATTAAGTGGAGCTGACATAACAGGTGCTAGCGGTGCTTTCTCTGGCACGTTGTCGATAGGTAACAGATACAACGTAAATACAAACGGTGATACAACGTATTACCTAGGCAGTAGTGCAGTTGGTGCTTCAGGCCGACTTACTATTGGTGAAACTGGATTTGATTTTCGCGACGGTACTGGAGTTTCACGTTTAAATATCTTACCTACGAGTGGGAGACTTGCTATTGTACCGATAAATGGGCTTCCTCAGGCAATATCTATTGGTGGTGGTGGTGGAAACGGGGCAGGGCAGGGGGTTAGTGCGTATGGAACAACAAACGCTTTTTACTCCCGTGGAGGTGGTTACGGCCCCTTCACTGGTACTCACGATGCATTAATACTAAATGATACAACTATTGAGCCAGGCGATATCGTCTTTGATAGCTCGTTTATCGCATCATCAAGCGTCTCTGATACAATCACTGAAATAGCTCCCACGATAACAGCCAATACTAAAAGTGTAGTCGGTATATTTGTTAGCGCATCTAATACCGATGTTGGTGACTTACCTGCGGCCATGACTGAATCACTTGGATATGAGGATACTCACCAACGTGCAGTAATAAACTCAGTAGGTGAAGGAATGCTAAATGTGTGTGGTCAAGGAGGGAACATAGAAGCCGGTGATTTAATTACTAGTTCAAATTTACAAGGAAAAGGCATGAAGCAGGCCGACAACCTAGTTCGAAACTATACGGTTGCAAAAGCTAGACAAGACGTGACTTTTGATAGTCCGTCTGAAATAAAACAAATCGCCGTAATATATATGTGCGGATAAGAGGTAAAAATGGCAACTAATTTTGTAAACATAGCAAGTATAACCATTAACAGTGGCAGCACCGCCGCCACTGTTAATGGTTCCGAGGATCTCTCCCTATTTAGGGAGGGGGATCTTATATTTACTGAGAGTAATCTACCGCTTATAATAGCTAGTATTTCTAATCAGAACATAACGCTTAGAGAAGCAGCAGAGTTTACTTTGGCACCGGGTACTGCTACCATAGTATCAGGACAAGTAAGACTAGCCGAAGCTTTAAACATAATCGAAGAGAATAACCAAACCTGGTCTAACCACTTTGGTCGTTTTATCACTTGGCTCAGCACAGACGCAGTGACTTCTGAAATGCTAGATGCATCGGGAACACCTAGAGACGTATCTACTCCCTTTGCCTTGGAGGCTTTAATAGTTGCAGCAGGCACTGCTGCAACCGATCTAAATGCTCTAGAAACTAGAGTCAATACGGCCGAGGCAGATCTAGGCACAATAGAAACGACATTATTATCCCTAGTTTTACAGGCTACAAACGCTAAAACAGCAGCAGAAACTGCAGAGACTGGAGCAGAAGCAGCTAGGACTGGTGCAGAAACTGCAGAGACTGGAGCAGAAGCTGCGCAGGGCTTAGCAGAAACTGCACAGGGTTTAGCAGAAACTGCTAGGACTGGAGCACAAACTGCACAGACGGGTGTATCGGACGCACAAACAGCAGCAGAAACTGCACAGGGTTTAGCAGAAACTGCTAGAACCGATGCACAGACAGCTAAAACTGCAGCAGAAACTGCACAGGGCTTAGCAGAAGCTGCTAGAAATGAAGCACAAACAGCTAAAACCGCATCAGAAACTGCAGAGACTGGAGCACAAACTGCACAAGGTTTAGCAGAAACTGCAGAGACTGCAGCACAGACAGCACAGGGCTTAGCAGAAATCGCTAGAACTGAAGCACAGACAGCTAAAACAGCAGCAGAAACTGCAGAGACTGGAGCAGAAGCTGCACAAACAGCAGCAGAAACTGCACAGGGTTTAGCAGAAACTGCTAGAACCGATGCACAGACAGCTAAAACTGCAGCAGAAACTGCACAGGGCTTAGCAGAAACTGCTAGAACCGATGCACAGACAGCTAAAACAGCAGCAGAAACTGCACAGGCTGGAGCAGAAGCTACAGAGATTGCGGCACAAACAGCTAAAACTGACGCAGAAACAGCAGAGACTGGAGCTCAGACCGCACAAGGTTTGGCTGAAGCAGCTAAAACAGCAGCAGAAACTGCACAAACAGCAGCAGAAACTGCACAAGGTTTAGCAGAAACAGCAGAGACTGGAGCAGAAACAGCTAAAACAGCAGCAGAAACTGCACAGGGTTTAGCAGAAACTGCTAGGACTGGGGCACAGACAGCGCAAGGTTTAGCCGAGACGGCTAACATTTCAGCAGAAACAGCTGAAACTGGAGCAGAAACTGCTAGAGATTTAGCAGAGGATTGGGCAGATAAAAGTACTGAAGTAATTGCAGGTAGATTTTCTGCTAAATATTGGTCAGAGCAAGCCGAGCTAGTAGCTGGGACAGAGAATTATGTTCTCACCACAAGAACAATCAACAACCAAGACTTATCAACTAATATAACTTTAGACGCTACAGACGTAGGGTTAGAAAATGTAGATAACACCTCTGATGCTGACAAGCCCATATCTACGGCTACTCAAACCGCTTTAGATAGTAAAATAGACGATACACTGATTAATGCTGCTAATGGGCTGGCTCCTCTAGGGGCAGACAGTAAAATTCCTGTAATAAACCTTCCTGATTCTTTTTTAGGGGCATTAGTATACTCAGGTGTGTGGGATGCGGAAACTAATACTCCGGATTTAACTACTATTGCTGCACAGGGTATTTATTACAAAGTATCTACAGCAGGAACTACCGATCTTTCTGGTATTTTAGATTGGAACGTAGGAGACTGGGTTGTTTCTAACGGCACTACTTGGGATAAAATAGACAATACAGATGCTATTATTTCGGTAGCTGGTAAGACAGGTGTAGTTACTTTATCTAAAGCAGATGTGGGCTTAAGTAACGTAAATAATACATCAGATACAAATAAGCCTATATCTACTCTAACTCAAGCTGCTTTAAATAATAAAGTAGATGATACGCAAGTTTTGACTAACGTACCTACTGGGGCAGTATTTACAGATACAACTTACTCGGTAGGAGATGGAGGATTATCTGAAATAAGTTTTACTAGTGCAGATAATACTAAACTTGACAATATAGCAGCAGGAGCTGAAGTTAATGTTGTAGACTCTGTAGCAGGTAAAACGGGAGTTGTATCTCTTGTTAAATCAGACGTTGGGTTAAGCAACGTTGATAACTCGTCAGATGCAAACAAGCCTGTAAGTACTGCACAACAAACAGCTCTTGATTTAAAAGCTAATACAACTACTGTAAACACTAACACTAGCAACATAGCAACTAACACCGCAGGTATAGAACTCGCCAAAACAATAATGTCTAAAGCAGACTTCTTCGCACTTTCTGAGAAACGTATTAGAGATAATGCTGGCTCAGGTTTTGCTGAGTGGGGTAAAAATCAAAGCAATATTGACCAAGTGAATGAGGGTATATCAATAGGTGGGAGCGATATACTTCGGATTGGGAGGTTCATAGGCTCGTCTAACTTGAGTGGTATGTCCAGAACTGGAGAAGCTATTGCTTCTGTTAATGGGGTTAATCACTCGTTAGCGTATATTAATTCCAGTAACACTGTGGCAGCCGTACTAGAGTTCCCACTTGCCCCAGACGGTACTAAAACATACGACAGTGCTACAGGTGCAGTAGTAACTCATGCTACGAGTAATGAAGCATTTGAGGGTGTTGTTATTAATGGTGACTTTAGGGATGGTACTACTGGTTGGAGTGTTGCAAGCAATGGTGATGCGAGTGTAACTAATGGCGTATTAACTGTTACAAATGGCGCAGCAAATGCAAGCTACGTCTATGCACAAATCACTACTGAAATAGGGAAGACATACAGGGTAGAGGTGGCGAAAGCTGGAGGTTCTGCAACAATTTCAAGGATATATATAGGCTCAAGTATTGGAACTTCGGGGGATTTAGCCCCCACCGCTCTACCCAATAACCAACTAACTGTTGTTGAATTTACATCCACAACCGCCGTGCAGTACATTACCCTAGACACCACAAGTGGAACTTTAGAAGCTACAGCGATATACAACTCTATATCAGTAATGCCAGCAACAGAATCAGTCATAACTACTCGTCAGGACTTTGTATTCCTTGAATCATTCCATGAAGCTATATCTGACAAAGACGTAGTCTACCCCCTAGGTAATGTTCAGTACGGTGCTACTACGTGGGAAGGAATTTCTCTCAGTACTTCACTAGTTGCACAGGGTTATTCAGCATTCGGTGAGTGGGATACAACGACTACAGGTCATGGTGTTACGTGGTCTACATTGAGTGCCGCAGATAAAGTCAAGTTCTTACAAGACCCTGAGAATAACATCTATAACGATGATGGTGAGTTAATACAAGTTCGTTATCGTATGCGTGTTGTTGAGGGACTGGGTGATGATTGGTTGTTTGACCAATTTCTAAATTTCGATAGTAACCTCAATCTCAATACATCAGTATTACCTAGAGGAATTAAAACGGACAATGTTGACTCCAATCGTGCCAACAGTAATGATTGGAATCATATGTATGCCAGTACAACAGGAAGTTACGCTGTTGAGTTGTACGATGGTATAAAAGGTGATGCTGGAATCTTTGGTGTTCGTTATGCTTCTCAGGCAAGTTTATTTGCACACAACGGACTATGCTTCGCCATTCCAATAGCACTGGTACAGAGATTGAACCAAGGTGCTTATCATCCTGTTTATAATCCTGAGGGAACTGCCAATTATCATATTAGCGGAGTAAGTATATACGAGTGGTATAATCTACCTACACCTATGACCTCACTTGCCGATTGCATGTCTTACAATGTTGGTACAGAAGGTAGCATTTCTGGTGGTGCTACCTTCGCAGGCAGACCCACTAACGACCCATTCCTATACTACGATGCAATCTACGCAGGACAAGTACAGGATTTACGTACATCAAGTAACAGACAAACTACTAATGAATTACTCAATGAGTACAGCAGGAAAGGTATAGCAGGGACTATTCGTGGGAAGGAGAGTGTTCCTTTTACTTTCTTCCCTTTCTCTAGTCACGGAGCAGGAAATGTATCATCTGGGACTTTGAATTTAGATGTTGCCCACAATGGTACGATTGCCTTAGGAGATATAGGGGCAAGTTTTGGTAATGGTACTTGGTATCCCATTAAAGTTGTAGGTGTGGACTCCTCAGCAACAAGAGTTGTTGTGGAGGCGTTAGATGGAGGTGTCATCTTCCGTACAGGCGGTGATGATACATTTATGATTTCAGCCTCTAAGTACAGAACACCACAATACGAGACACTCCCTTGGCAGGACATAATCGGAGACCCAACTAACATAGCTGCTACGTTCCCTGATGGTGTTTATGGTCAGTGGATTCCTGTTATACCTGATAGCACTAGCAAGGTATTTGAAGCGAATAAAAAGAACCTCTTGTCTGGAACAGTAAAGCAATTCTTCACCAATGATGACGGAGCCACTTGGCTTACAAACGCTCCTGCTTTTGATAATATTATCAATGGGAGAGATGTCCCATATCCCCTAGGGCAAGTTACTTTATGGACTTACCCAACACCCGCTAACCCATATGTACTGGCTAATAATGCTGTAGTGATTGGTGAGCTTGGTGATGTGTTTGCTAGTAACTACTTCGGAGACCCTTATGGTGCAAGCCTTAATAACGCACTCCTAGGTAAAGTCGCCATAGGAACCACTGCACCCACATTACTGTATGGCAACAAGTTACGTAATTACGTACTAGTGAACGGGTATTTAGATGGCTACAGTCTCTACCCAACAGAGCATGAAGGTATACCTATTGGCATGGGGAATGCTGGAGCGACTGCACCAACAGTAAAAACCTTCCCGTACATCACATCTGAGAACTCACAGTATTATTTGCAGTGGGTTTATAAAGAGATGATTTGGGATACTGCGTTGGATAATAGCGCAGAGTTTAATATTAAGTCGGAGACTAATACAGTGTGGGTTGTAGGGGATTACTACCACATTACGGACGGGCCATTCCGAGGTCACTGGTATTGCGTTTATGACCCCAACACCGCACTAACTAACGCAATATTTTCAGAAGTAAATGGAAACTTAATAGGTTCAAATGGGTTTGTCTACTTTAAACGTTGGGACGGTAACGGCTTCGGTGATGACAACAAGTTCAACATCGTAAGCGGTGAATCAACAGTATTGGACGACAACGGTAACGCAGTACTAATAGGTCAGAAACGAGTGGCACTACCATTCTTCACAGGAAAATCATAATGATTGAATATAATACACTACTAGAAGTCCCCGTAGAAATACGGGAGTTTTACGAAGAAGTTACTGTTAGTGAGCGAACGGGTGAGCAAGTATCTGAAACATTTACTTATACTGATGAAGAGGGGGTAGAGCAATCTGGTTCACGTCTAGTAAGCGAGTATGCAGACGTTCTTTATATTAAAGAGTTACCTACTCCTGAGACTAAATCTAAGGCTGATTTAGAGCGTGTAATCTCATTATCTAAACCATCACGTGTAATTGACGCTTTTGTAGCTATGGTAGCCGCAGGAGAACAGCTAGAGTGGTTTAATGAATATAAAGATTATCTTGTTGCTGTTCAAGAACGATTAGAGTTAATAGCTAATTATGTTCCTGAGTTGGATGAAGATGGTGTTGAAATTCCTTTGGAAGAACCTGATGAGTTAGTAGCTCCTACTAGACCTGTTATACAAGACCTAGTAGCTATGAAAGCTAAAAGAGATAACGCAGCAGCACTTGCATCGTTTAAGTCTAGTAGACAAGTTCTAATAGACAACGCTGTCGTTGATGCTAATGGGTTTCAGTTTGATGCTGATGAAATATCAATCGGACGTATGGCAAGTGCAATACTAGCAGCCATTGCAGAAGAAGATACTTTTTCAATGTCGTGGTCTTTAGCAGATACAAGCACAGGTGTTATGACAGATGTAACACTAGCCGATGTAAAACTAGCACATCAACTAGCCGTATTGAATATGGCTGCAGTGTGGGGCGTTGTGTAAACAATAACTCCAAACAGCAAAAAGCCGAGCTATATGCTCGGCTTTTTTATTTATGATTCCATGCTGGCTTCAATAAACTCTTTTAACCCTTGTACCGTTTCTACTTTAGCAGTAGTACATAGATTTAACAACGCTGACTCCATATGTTTAATCCTAGTTTCATATGAGGCTATCATATCAAAATATATACCCTTTAATCGTAACTCTTCATTAACTTGTGCTTCCAAAACCGCCCTCTCCTCTTTCTGTCTCATCTAGTGTAGTTACAATGTTTATTGGTAACGTTACTACTGGGACTACTATCATTTGAAATAACCTGTCGTATTTATACAACATAGCCGTACTTGTGCCTGTATTTTTTACGTTGAGCATAATTTCTCCGCGATAATCTGAATCTATCCAACCCATCGTGTTAGCTAGACCTAGCCCTAATTTTCCGGTACTAGATCTGGGAGAAATTATTCCAGCGTATCCTAAAGGTATGGCAACCTTTACTCCCGTACCTATCATACGAGATGTCCCTGGTGTTATTGAAGCGTCATAAGATAAATATAAATCATATCCCGCCGACCCCAGAGTCCCTATTGTAGGGGTAAGTTTTTCTTCATTAACTACGATATTTAGCACAAAATGTCTCCATAGTTTTTATATTTTTAAGGCAAGGAAACGCTATAGCGTCCTCACAGAAAGAAACAAGATCTATAAGTTTATAGTTTTTAAGTATTAAGTCTGCGCTTGCATTTATATTCTGTATAAACTTTTGAGATCCCTCTAAAGGAATCTGATCGTGTATATCGAAAGCAGAACCATATTCTCTAACTAGATTATAAGCTCTTTTTATGCCCACACCTTCTACTCCAGGAATGCTGTCTCCAGTATCTCCTTGTAGCACTTTTATACTTAGGAATTGTTCTGCGGAATCACATGAATGATCGTCGTAGAAACACTCGTTAATATATTCTTTTCTAGTAATGAAAGAGAAACGACTAACATTATCTGCTAATAATAAATCCCAATCCGCGTCAGAACTTATTAACCACGTATGCTCAAAGCTGCTGCTTAATTCTCTAACTAAATAAGCGGCCAAATCATCTGCTTCTACGTACTCTAACCTAATCAGAGAATATTTAGTAGCGGCCAACTCTAGGGCTTTTTCATATCCCTCAAAGAATAATTTTACTTGTTCTTTTTCTTCTTCTGTTTGAGTAACGTATTTTGCTTTCCTACCTTCTTTATACCCAGGATCAATATTTTTCCTATACTTTGAGTACTTCAGATCTGCCGTTAAAATAACTTCTCTAGCCCCATAAGAGCTTGCAAAGGAATCTATAGTTTTAAGAAAATCTACTGCAAAATCTGTAGAACCTCGCTGTTTAAATCTAAACGCAAAGTTCATACAATCTATTATAAGTAAATTCTCCAAAGGCACAGAGTTTACTACTTGATCTAACTCTAGTATACTTTTCATTTTATTATTAACTCACTTATATCTTTTTTAGCCAACCACTCAGTAAATAGGTAAATAGATCCTGAGATCTCAGTATCCCCTAAACTTGATTGAAGTTGCATAAAATTAAGGTCTGGCAGGCTCTCTTCTATTAAGATTAAAGGCTTACCTCTATCTTTCTTAAAAACTAACGCAGGGATTCTGTTCATTTGTTTTGCTTCTCTAACACATTGATCCCACCAACCATATATATTGTTGGACTTAGCAGATAGTAAGTTTTCTTGGATAACTGTGTCTTTAAAAGACTTTAACTCGAAACAATGGTAGTAGTGGTTAGTTAAACAATATAAGTCTCCTTTCATACTACCACCACCGGATAGGGGAACTCTGTCCCATTTTACTCCTGTTTTCTCTGTTAAGAGGTCTCTTATAGCGTACTCAAAACGCGAACCTTTTTGGCTTTGAGCACTACTCATCTAATTTTAACCTTGATATTTTATTCTCCTTAATGACGTTCAGTCTAGAAGCAAGCGGGTGAGTATACCCATGACTTACTACTATTGTATTTAAATTTTCTTCGCTTAAAAGCAAATTAATCAATGTATCTTTACTTTCTGGGTCTAGTACGGCGACCACTTCATCTAAGAATAATAAATTTATATCAATTTTAGATATAGAAGTCAACATCTTTCTTACGGCCAACAATGTTGCGGTATTTACTTTGTTAAACTCTCCGCTCGATATAGACTTAATATCCATATCAACGCTATCAGATCTTAGATTAATTTGAAGCTTGGTCTCGTCCATTACGAACTTAAGAGTAAACTCCCCATCAGAAAGAACTTGTAAATATTCATTAATGAGTTCTTCGAATACTTTTACTAAAGATTCGATTTTATAAGCTATAAGACCTTTACTGCCCATAGAAGCTACTAACGTCTCGAGTCTGGCACATAACACGCTAGACTCCATAAGTTTTGTACTCTCTATTTTAAGTTTGGCCTGGTTATCTTTTAATTGAGCTTGTTTAATCTCTACTAAGTTGTTTGTGCGTATAGCAGCATCCCTTAAATCTATGCTATCTTGCATTTTAGAGTTTAGGTCTGCAATCTCAGCAGTTACTACTTTAATTTCTGCAACTAAAGTATCAGCAATAAGATATTCCGCAGAAACCGTAGGATCGTACCTACCACGCAACACTGCTAGTTCTTTGGTATAAGTTTCGTACTTATCTATTAAACTGTTGTGTGTTGTAGCTATTTTTATATAATCTTTTAACTTTTTCTCTTCTATGCTGTTAGAAACTAATTCGGCTTCTATATCTGCTATGCGTTGTAAAGTATCGGATATGTCCACTGGTTGTTTGCATGTAGGGCAAGTATCTTTAGCTAATTCTAACTTATATAGTTCAGAATGTAGTGCTGCGCTGATTCTACCATGTCCTTGGTATTGTATCTCTTCTCTAGAAATATGCGTAAGTTTTGTACTTATAGGTTCTACTACAAGATCCAAAGCGTCTAACTCTGCTTTCGCTTTATTGTTAGACTCTATGGCTTTATTCCTAGTTTTTATGTCAGCTAGTTCTGCTTTCTTTGTAGCCTGTAGGGTATACAACGCCTCTGTATTAATATCTTCTAGTTCAGGAACTTCTACCACAGTAGGTATAGTGCCTTGAGATTTTATAATAGAGTTTATAGTATTGACTGAGCTTTCCGCCCCAATCAACAGAGTTTTGTTAGCTTTTAGATTATCTTTAAGAATCAATTCTTTAGCAACATATTTTTCCAGTCCTAATAGTGATATTAGAAACTTTTTTCTAGTACTATCTGTAGCACTTATAAAATCTAAACTACTAACCATAGATTGATATACTATCTTAGTAAAAGTCATGAAGTCCACCCCAAAGATTTCTTCCATAGATTTGTATGTTTGAGTAGTAGTATGCCCAGAAATATCTTCATCATTTTTGTGTAATGTAACTTTTGTTGTGCTACCTACGGTCTTGTCTATAACGTATTGATCTACGTCTACAGTAAAACGGATTTTGATATTATATGTCGGTTTTGTACTAAACTTATTAAGTAGGTCGCCTTTCTTAATTCCTTTAGAGTTTTTGTTAAACAACCCTTCTTCTAGTATGATAGGAATAGACGACTTACCTGCGCCATTACTCCCAATAAGTTGAGTAACGGCAGACTTATTGAAGTGTACCTCATTGCTATCTCCATAGCTTAATATGTTACTGAACTCCATACTATTTATACTAATCATGCAATACTACCTTTTTAAATAAATCTATATATTCTGGGATACTAGCTGTATCTATCTTCTTAATCTGCTCTAGGTAAACTGATAGTTCTTGTACGATATTTCCGGACATAGCTAATGTGCTAGGACTACTAATATTCTTCGTAATTTTCTTACTTAATAACTCAGTACCTTTGATTCCCGCTAATTCTTCTAAGTTACCTTCAATCTCATAGATTGTGTGATCAACTTCTGTAGGTACTATCTCTTTTTCACTAGTTACAGTCGTTCGAATAAGCTGAGGGAGATCTAGTTCCACCCAATCATAGCATCCTGTATTAGTATCAATAACAAAGTAGCCATTTGAACCTGTAGTTTTATTCCTATGGAAAGAAGTCGTAAAAGGACTACCCGGATATAGCAGGTTTAGTTGTGAATTTTTGTATGAATGTAAATCACCCGCAAAAACACACTCATAACTTTCGTACTTAGATAAATCTATCTCAGGTTCTACGTGTGGAGGAATTTCTCCCCTCACGTGGGTAACTGCTATCTTGCTGTTAGTTTTAGGCCAAGTGTCTTTTAGAATATTGTAGGGTATATAATCTACACCGTCAATAGTATCAAACTCTCTTACAACAGAAAACCCAACAGAGTTAAGCATATTTGTTACATAAGAAAAACAATCTTTAGTCTTAGTAACCATCTCGTGGTTGCCTGGTATAATATACCCCCCAAGATCTATTGCCTCTAAGAAGTCATACATTAAACCAACCTCTTCTATAGAAGGTTTAGCTACGTCCAGTAGGTCTCCACCTATTACAACGTAATCAGCACCCTCAACCTTATTGATGCTTTCAGCTAGTTGTACAGTTCTATTATACTGCCAATCTCTAGGTACATTTTTTTGCCCTAGTTTAATGTGAATATCTGCTATAAATATAATTTTCATTTAATACCTAAAAGTAAAGGCGGCATAATAGCCGCCTTTTATTTAACTTAATTCGTTCATTGCTTCATCTTGAGAAGCAGAACCTTCACTTTCTTCAGCATCTACTTCACCATTGACATGTTTAGTCAATCTAGCAGATAGTGCAGCGTAAGTTTCTACTGGAAACAACTCTTCCATTGACTTAAGCTCTGCTAACTTAGCTAAGTGCTCATCTTCTAGAGGAGATGACTTACACTTTAACTGTTGCAGGGAGTATTCTACATTATATGCTAGAGGGCCAGTCTTGGCTCTAGTAACAGTAAGCCACATACCAGTATCTAGATCTGTAGGATCTACTTCTAGCTGTTGTGCTACTGAAATAATATCTGTAAGAATACCCTTTTTAAGTTGTAATATTTCTACAGCTCCCGTAGCGGCATTGATGACACGGCATTTGTAAGACCACTGACATCTAAGAGGCTCACCCTTTGCGTCTGATAATTTCATATCTGAGATAGGGCAGGGTCTAGTGTTAACAAACTTTTCTGTATTTCTATCGAATTGTAAAGCTTCAAAAGGCAAGTCTTTACCCTCAGCTCCTTTAACCCAATATGTATACATACAAATTATAGAGTCAGGTAAGATACGGAAAGTATTCGCACCGTCTACTAGCTTCATATATTTGATGTTTGATTTTTTAGCGCCGCCGTTTAATTTATTGAACTGTATAGCCATTTTTATTTTTCCTTTAGAAATATTATTTGTGTATCGGTTATTTGAATTAGTGGATTTTCTTTGACTATAGTTAAGGGAACCCAACTGGGTAGACTGCCTAGGCTTAGGTCTGTTATTCCTTGAAACTTATAATCTTCATAGCTACGTAAGGCACAGATACCTAAGTATTCTGCTTTCTGCCTGTCTGTAAGCCAAAAGCTTGCCACTATAGCTTTTGGGTTAACTATAAAATTCGGTCCTGTACTCCATTCTTTATAATAGTCTAGCATCTGAGCAGGTCTGCCGTGTGCTAGTATGAATATTTTTTCATAATCAAAACGTTTCACTTAGTTGCTTTTCCTCGATTTAACTATTATACAAGAATTTTACGTTTTTGTCAAAACAAACTTTAAATTATTTATCTTACTTGTTTTCCTGTTTCTCGATTTATGTAGTATATAAAAATTATAGCTTTTTGTCAAAGTATTTTTTAATTTATTTGATGCTTCCCATACTCTTTATTTCCCAGCCCTTATTAATGTAGAATCTTTTTCTGGTATTCTTTTGTCTATTGCCAGTGCTACCGTCCAACCCTATATCAACTACTATCGGAGTTTTCTTGCCCTCAGCCTGTCTCTGTATCCTACCTATTATCTGCTCCAGTAAAGGGTCATTACTTATAGGGGTTGCTAGTATTACACAAGATAATTCACTAACCGAAAAACCTTCTGAAAATATAGATTGAGTGCCCCAGAGCCCTTTAGCAATAGAGTCTTTCTTACCTATCTCGTCTAGTATTTTATCTCTATCTCCAATACTTCCCGTAATAAGCAGTGTCCTATCTTCGGTAAGCTTGTGTAGCTCTTCTAGTATAAAAGTTCTATCGAATAATACTAGTATTTTGTGCCCAGCATCCATGTATAGGTTTGCTAAGTTTAATATCTCAGTTTTATAGGAATGTGTAGAATACAGCTTATTTATTTGATTAGCCCAGGGAATAAATTCGTTTGAGCTAATGCTAGAAGCACTTTCCCATAGGTGTATCGCAGGACTCATTCTGTTTTCATCTTTACCTATAAACACGTTAGTACTAAAGTAATCTGGAAGAACACAGTGCAACCCATCCTTTCTTAATAATGTGCCAGATAAGCCAACTTTGTGCTCTGCTCTGAATGCGTCTATAGTATCTGTGAACGTTTTAGCAGGACAACGATGTACTTCATCTACAATAACTAAACCAAACTCATTGGCTAGCTCGGTCGCTTTTTTCCTGACGGTCTGTATGTTTCCAACTGTTATGGGCGCATCAAAATTCAGTTTACCACCACCAATAACCCCACACTTAATCCCAAACCACTTCTCTACTTCTTTTATCCACATATCTCTTATGATAGTGGTTGTGGTTATTATAAGTGTTTTTTGCTGGAACTTGTGCGCTATGCCCAAACCCGCTATAGTTTTACCCCAACCAGGTTTAGCATTAACTAATCCAGAAGTTTCTATAAAATCAATTGCAGCCTGTTGATCTTCTCTAGGCTCGAATGAAGGCTTGGGTATACTGGCAGGAGTCTTTGCTCGTTTGTCTACTATTTCATAGTCTTCCGGTATTAGATCTAGCCTACCCGAGGGTATGGATACAATTGAATCAGTTACTTTAATAATATTATTTATAACTAAAGGGTACGGAGATACAGGCATCTGACTTAGTTTATATACTAAATTATCATTTAGTACGGTACGTAGCTCCGACTTTAGCTCGCAATTCAAATATATTCTATTTGATACTACGGCTTTGTTTTTCATAGTTTTCTCCTAGTATTTGGTACTTTAGTATCTGTAAAATCATAAATTATGTCTACATTTTTAAATCGTACCACTCTAGCGTATGAAGCTTCGGTTGGGTAAGACTTAAATACTGTTTCGTATCCCTGTACTTTTAACAGCATGTTGCCGTCTGATGTTATTTCTCTGTACGTTATAAGTTTACATATTATTTTATGAAATTTTGTTGGTTTCCAGCGTATCAGGTTACCTTTAGCATCAATAAAGTTACGGTACTTATTAGATACAATACCAGATAGTGTATCTATTTTTTTATTCAATGGATATAATTTGTATGGTAGATCTAGTCCTAGAAGCAAAATCCTCCTTTTACTGTAGGAGGATTGCACTAGCTCTTTGTCTACAAAATCTAATATAAACCTACTCTTGGCAGTTTGTACTACTTTGTACTCATTTTCTTCAAACAATAAATGGTAAGGTCTTAAAGCGTACACTGGGAAGTGTATCATGCGGCAGCTAGTTCTGGGAACATTTTAACTAACTTACCACAAGAATAATCTTCAGAGCCGCCTGGTTCGGAATCTTCCTCTACTCCTACTGGACAATCACTAATAGAACAACCTCTGTCTATCTGAATAAATCTAGTTATTAGTTTTATATAACTTTCAACTTCTTCCTCTTTAACTACTGCTACAACGGAGTCATGTACTAAGGCAAATATCTGAGCATCCATACCTATACGCAAAATCTCTTCATCAGCACCAACAGCACCTAGTAATAAATGGTCAGAACTTACAGATTGTATCACAGCATTAAAGCCAGAACGCACCTCACCGGCTGCTACTCCTTTGTCAATAGAATTGACGTTATGTAATCTTCTCTTTCTGCCAAAGAAGTTGTAAACGTAACCTTTAGATTTAATTTCTCTATGAGTAGAATCAATCCAACGTTTAAGCTTCGCAAATTTAGTAAAGTAATCCGCAATATATTCTTTTGCATCATCCAAAGTACAGGTTTGTGCTTGCCCTTCCTCCGCAAATGCTAGGTTGACTGATTCTGCTACCTTGGCTGGGCCACTACCGTATAAAATACCGAATGTGATAGCTTTTGCTGCCTGTCTAAGAGCTGGGTATAGCTTTTTAACTTCTGCAGGAGTACATTTAAGGTTGAATACCATGTGTGCAACACTAGAGTGAAAGTCAGGATATTTCTTAGGATCACGTTTCATGTCAATAAAGATTTGTTTCATATTAGTATCATTGGATAATACAGCAGCGTAATATACTTCTGCAGTACTTAGATCCACTGCTACTATCTTGTAGCCTTCTGGTGCTTTGACACAACCTTTAATAATTGGATTGTCTCTGGGTAGTTGCTGCATATTAAATTTACCAGAAGAACTCAATCGACCAGAAGTTGTGCTAGTAAGGTTGAAGCCTGTCCTGACTCTAGAGTCTTTGTCTATAACTGGAAGCAACTTATCAATGTATGTGTTTTTCAGTTTGGTTTTCTGTCGTACTTCTAGTATTAGTCCCGGTAACTTATGTTGCTCTGACAATTCTTTTAGAACTTCTGAGTCTGTAGAAATAGCACCAGTCTTTGTCAATTTACCTGTCGGTTTTAAACTTAATAAATCAAACAATAAAATACGCAACTGTTTAACAGAACCTGGAAGGAACACATCACCCTGCATACTTTCTAAGGCATGCACTTCTGGATATGAGTATAGTTCTTTCTCAAGTATATCTAACTCATCCGTTAATAACTTCTTTCCAAGCACTAGCCTAGATTTAGAAATTGGTATACCTCTGTTTTCCATTTTAGTTAAAAAATGTAGCGCTGGAAGCATTAAGGTATTGTAGCAATTAAATAAACGGGGATTGCTCTCAAGTACTGGCTGAAACTTATTGTATATAGCCATAGTAGCATCAGTATCTTTGGCAGCATATATTTTGATAACATCCCAAGGAAACAAATCATAAGAAAAATCTGCCAAACCTATGCTATGTTCAGTACAATATGCACGTCTATACTCATCTAGTTCTCTATCGTAATCTCCAAGAGTACCATATTTCATAGTTAAAGACTTCAACCCGTGAGTACCCTGTCTTTCATCTAACAAGTAGTGCATAATCATTGTATCTTGTATGTTTCTACCAATAAAGTTGAGGTTGAGGTGATAGGTTAGAAAGTGCATATCAAACTTGGCGTTATGCAATACTACTGCTCTAGTATCTAATAGGTTTTGCATTAATGCGATACATTCTTCGTCTACACAATCTGCGTGTGCGTATACGCCTTGGTCTATTTTATGAGACAAAGAAATCCCAAGCAAATATCCGTCCCTGCAAGAAAGAGCAGAGGTTTCTGTATCTAAAGCTATAACAGGATAGTTTCCATCTACTAGCTTTTGTAAATAAGTTTTAAATCCAGAAGTTTCTTGGTAGAACTCATAGGTTCCTTCAAACGCTCGCTGGTTAGTACCGGACACAATAGCGTGAATGTTTAATACTGTAGCATCAAACACTGGTTTTGTTTCTGGTTTAAAAGCTAAAGCAGCAGGGCTGATAGAAGCTATGAAATTAGTTTCTCCTTTCTTGCCTGGGGCTATTTTGCCCGAATAATCAGTAACTGCTGTGGCTTTGGTAAACATTTTCAATGCTTCCGAGCCTACCAAAATTACCCAATCGTAAGCCTCTGGACAAAATCCAGATGGGTTAGCTTCGTGTTCTGCTAGTGATTGTATATTTAAATCTACGTCGCGCACAAGTACTTTAGACTGCTTTGTGCTACATAGATTAATAACATCGACACTACCTAGTTGATACATCTTTTCGTAATTAACGTTAGACGGACATTTCTGTACAACTGCTATTTTTATCATTTAATCTTTTCCTTATTTCTTAGTTAACAGTATTATACTTTATATTCCATCTTTTGTCAAATACTTTCTTATACTAATTAAGTGCTCATCGGTTAGTGTCGCAGGGTCTTCCCCATCTTCTAAAGGCAACTCTTCAACTATTACATCTGTTTGTTGTTTAAGCATTTTTGCAATGTTAGTGGAGGCACTGCGACCTGCGTTGTCCCCGTCTAATAATAAGTATACTGTATCTATTCCCATCAGTAAGAAGGGGGTTATTTTTTCTAGTATAGTATCGTATGTAACACTTTTAGTGCCAAAAATACTGACGGCATTTGTTATACCTTTTCCGTGTAAAAATAATGCGTCCATTAATCCTTCTACTAACACAATGGAGTTGCCGAGTGGCGTAATTCTAGGTGGGCTAGGGTACCAGGGGAAAGACACTCCCGCAGGGTAAGCTAAATATTTAGGGCTAATTTTAGAGTTTATAAATCTACCTTGAAAACCTACGGTAACTTCTCTATTATCTTTTATAGGGAATACTATCCTACCTTCCATCCCTATTTTGTCTGTTTTAAATGCTTCGAATTTTTTAATAACATCTGCTGGTATGTCTCTGTAAGGTTCATACATAAAAAAAGCATCTGTAGGTAGAGTAAACCCCGCCCAAGATGCCATCCGTAGATCTGTAATAGATTCTTTTATTGCAGTAATTCTAGCAGAAAATATATTTCTATATCGGTTAAACCTAGTAAATACATTTCCTTTATAACCACAACCGAAGCAATGATATGCTCCGGTTTCTCTACTTATTCTCATAGAGGGGTTTTCGTCGTCATGCTCTGTGTTAAAGCATGTAACTAATAAGTCTTTCCCTTTCGAGAAAAACGTTACCTCTTTTTCAGTTAATAATTTTTCTACTTCTGTCATATTTCCAATCCTTCAATAGGTTTACCGGAACCCACACTGTCTTCGTCATCTTCTACATCGAGCACCACAGGTCTAGGGTCTATTGTAAGAGTCTTCCAATCCATATGCATCAAGTATTTTCCAGTATCGTTAGCCGACCTAGCTTTGGATGTATTCAAACCTAGCAGCCCTGATTCTTTATCAGCCACTTCTAGTATTTGAGCAACGTCTGCGGCATCTAGTATACCTTTAGCGAATCTAGCCACTCCGGTATCATCAATTTGATATGGACTGACGATACATATGTTATTTTTTCTAGCACAAGTCTTCAGAGTCTTTGATATAACTATTTGAGGCTTCCAATCATACATGTCAGTGTTACCGTCTAGTATTACCTGGTTAACATAATCTACTACAACCAAAGCCAGTTTATCTCCGTATTTTGATTTAATACTAGAAATTTTAGAATCTATAGACCCTACGCTAAGTTGTCTGTCGTCTACTATTATTATACGACCTTCTTCTTTCTCTTTACATTCTCTATACAATACGTCCTGAAATTCTACTAAGTCTAGTTTAGGGGCTACAGTTAAATAGTCCGTTAGACAGGCTTCACCATTATCGAAAAGAGAAGCTAATGTTTGCGCTAATAATTTATTTTCTGCGTCTGTTGTTGTTTTCTTTTTTATGTTCCCATAAGGTACTTGAGACAATATACAGAGTATCCTTTCCATAGTCGCGTGTGCTCCATCTTCTATGGTAAAATATACTGATACATTTTTTTGTTTGTGTTGTTGTGCAATTAAATTAGCACACGTAATAGACTTTCCGCTACCTCGCTTACCACCTAACAAAACTAAGTCTTGCCTATAATAGCCGCCTGCTTCATGATCCCATTCATCGCAAATACCTGAGTATATTCTGTCTAACTGAGCGTCTTCTGCTGAACAGAATAGTTTCAAATCAGAAATAGTATAAACTACTTCGGAAGAACTAATTTTGTCTTCCATTTTTATTGGTAAAGCTGATATTTGTTCAATAAGCTCATGACGATCCATGTTAGAAATACTTTCTAGTAGACCCTCAAATAAATCTAACGCAGTGTTTTGTGCGTATTGATTAGCTAGCTCTTCTATGGCTACTTGTATATCAATGTTGTCGCAGTCTATCAGAGCTATAGATGCTAGTGCAGAAAGTAACTTCTTATCACGACTTCTATATACTTCTAGTTCACCAATGCTAGGAACAAATCCTTTATCTAAATAAAAGTCTTTTATAGTTTTAGCTACTGTTTTAAAAGAACTGCTGAAGTAGTCTTGGTTTAGTTCTGAAAAGTAAGTTAATGCGACGTCTTTGTCTTGTTCTTGTAATAGAAGGGATAACGTTACTCCTTCTATATTCATCTAAAGCACTCTCGGGGAGTGAAATATATTCATTAGTACCCCCTTAATTTAGAGACAAAAAAGGGCGGCGAAGTGCCACCCTTAGAAGTTTACTTTAGCTTACGCGTCTTTGTTATCTAGCTTTTCTCTACGACCTTCGCCGTCATAGTCTACACAACTTAAACCTCTGCGGCTTAACATAGATTTAACACCACGAGAAGTTTTACCAATAGCTTCTGCGATTTGATCTACAGTAGATTCTGCAACATTAATTTCAACCAACAAATCTACAGGCTCTTTAGCTTGGCTATTGGCTTGCTTAGGCATTGCGTCAATCTCTTTAGCACGTAAAAGGCTAAGAGCTTTACCACGAATACTAGTGATAGGTTTGTTGAAAGCTTCAGCGATAGCTTCGATAGTAGCACCTTGAGAGATAAGAGAGACTAATTCTGCTTCTTCTTCTGGAGAATACTTACGAGGTGCTACTTTCTTTTCTGCTTTACGTACAGAACCAAACAATTCCATATTAAGTAACTTACCCTGTACTTGCTTAGCGTTGAATGTGCCTTCTTGGAACAATTCTGCGATTTCTACATAAGTATACTGACCGGCGTTAGAAGTAACAAAGTCACCCAAAGCTGATTCTTGCTCTGGTGTCCAAGCTGGTGCTTTACCCGCTGCTTTATCTACTTCGAAATCTAGCTTACGTAGTTTAGCTCCAACTGAGCGTGCGCTTGTACCCATTTCGTCTGCAATAGTTACCAAGTCTGCTTGAGAGACTACGCCTGTTCCAGCTAGTGATACTAATTTTGCGGTGTTTTCTTCGTTCCAACTAATTTTATTTGTCATATTTTTCCTCTAGAATTTTTATTGTGGTTATAGTCAATCCATAACCTACGGCTTTTTTATATGAAGATGAAGAAGTATTCCCATCTTCGCTTATTAGATATTTTACTTGTTTTGTGACGCCAGACTTAATTTGGAAACCTAGAGAAGATAAGTAATCTGCTGCTGCGGTTCTGTTGTTAAAATCTGTAAGTTTACCTGTAATACATACGGTAGGTAGTACGCTATCAGAGGGGGCTGTCTTAGGAAGTACTTTAGAAAAATGTACTTCCCAGAAAGCTTTGTAATCTTCCCACTCTGTGTCAATCCATAGTACTAAGTTAGATGCTGCTATGTTCCCGAGACCCTGCTTTTTGCACATATCATATGTAATATTCGCTATAGAGTCGAAGTTTAGTTTTCGCATTGCCCCATCCCCAATTAGAGGAATTGAACAAGCAGCTAAAAAGTCATTAGGAGAAATTCCTAAATCTAGTCTGTTTTTAACAACTTCTACTAACTTTGTAGCCATATGTGCTGAGAGGCCATTAGCTTCTAAATCACTAGCTGTTAATTTTATTAAGTCATTAAAATTTGATAGCTTTAGCTTGTCTAAAGTAGACGCACCAAAACCTTTTATCTTTAATTTTTTACAAAAGTTTTGCAACTTCTTTGAATACTGTGCAACACACTCTTTAGTGTTTAAACAAAACAACTGTGCATTTACTCTTGTTAGGTCAGATCCACAAGAAGGACACTGTGTCGGAGCTATTATTTTCATCTCTTTCCTCAATTTCTGAATCTATTATAGACGTAACTTTGCAAAATTGCAAGTGTTTTTTTAAACTTTTTAAAGGTAATACCGCTCAATCCAGTCTTCCGATAATAGAGGGGATTATCTCACCCGCTCTAATGACTTTTACCGTACAACCTATCTCTAGATTTAGGGCTTCAATGTATTCTATATTATTAAGGGTAGCCCGACTTACATTGGCTTCTCCTATAAGAACAGGCTCAAGTATAGCGATTGGAGTTACTTTGCCAGATTTTCCAGTATTCCACTCAACTGATATAAGAGTAGTAGTCACATATTCTTGCTCTTCCTTGTGGGCATATGCACCTCGTGGAAACTTATCTGTAAAACCCATATGATTGAAAACAGAGTTGCTGTCTAGCCTAAGCACAGTGCCGTCGGTTGGATACTCACCTAAGTCAGAAGTTACAACATCAAAACCAAGATTGATCAGAGTTTCTAGATCTTTAGTATAAGTATCTTCTAAACCCCAAATGTTACATCTAGCTTGAGCATTATAAGCTATAAATCTCATACTACCGGCGTCTCTGCGTTGAATAAAGGATATTTCATTCAGTTGCTTTAGCGCACCACTAGCATAATTTCTGCTATTATCAACAGTAGATAAAGCTACAACTTCTCCAGTTATTTGTAATAAAGGCTCATCGGTTTCTAACTTATGAGGAACACCACGTAAAAGCTTAGCGTTTCTAGTAATACAAGCACCCTTGATACCGTCACCGCGTGTAAGTGCACGAACTAGAATACCTTTGACGTAAGTAAGTGCTACGGCTGCTCCGTCCAGTTTTACGGATGCTACTAAGTTACCTGAAACAGGTGGAGTACCATCTTTGTCGTAGTGCTTTTTTAAAGAAAACATACGATAAGCATGTGGCACATCGCCCAGACCTAGGATCATTTGTCCATGAATCTGTTCTACTGCGTCATACTCTTCATTAGTAATCTCAGGAGTACCATTATAGTACTGCTCACTCCAATATTTCAACTGTTTGGCTATTTGTAGCATTCCTAACCTCTTCTATAACTTCGTCAAGCACTTCAGCAGTACTAAGTGTACTTTTTAGTGCATTATACAACCTGGATGTAGTATGTAAACTATAAGGTAGAGTCACTCCGTTTTTTGACGGGGCATACTCTCCTTCAAAATTCATATACCACTCACGTATACCCATATAAGTTTTATCTCTAAAAGTAGAAATAGTAAATCTATACTGTATACCTTTCGCTTCGTTTTCTATGATAATATGTTCTGCTACATCGGTAAACCCTTTGTAGGAGTCATTATCAGACATAATTTTTTAATACGCTAGATAGTGGTGTCATTTGTTTAATACTTGAGTATTTAATAACTAAAGGACGATGGTATCGCCAGTTCCACAATAAAATCTCATCATCTTTAGGTTTGATATATTTAATTCTAGGTAACATATAATCCTCTGTAACCTCGGCAGTACATATACCGTATGTTACAGAGTCTTGGTTTTTATAGTACATGTAAAAGTCGCCCATAGAGGCGGCTTTCTTTTCGAAAACCGCTTTTAACATATTAACTCCCTGTAGCTTGTAAAAGAATACCAGCAAAGTATTGAGCTGCTTTACCTGTCATTTTGCCTAGAATATCTTCGTCTAAAGACTCTGGGCTTTCAGTTGCTTGAAGAATCAAGTTTCGTAAAGTCTGGATAGCTTCTGCCTTATTTACTCTAGTACCGCCAGTTCCTGTAGCAGGAGTGGTAGATTTTGATTTTGCTGGTGTGGCTTTAATATAAACACCTGCTGAAGATAACATTTGGCGAACACCGTTTGGAGTCTCACCGTGAGTATCTGCTAAGTCTTTTACTACTTCTACTGAAGATTTAGCTCTATCTTCGTCAGTAGTATACTCAGTTTCCATAGTGGTTACATAAGAATCTACTACTAGTTTACGTTTTTCGTCTGTCCAAGCCATTTTATATTTTCCTGTTTTGTTATTAGTGAAAGGTTATTATACGTTGATTTTGACTTATTGTCAATTTGTTTTTTAATCTTTGTTAGCCTTAGTTTTCTTATTAGCCTCTAGCAGCGTTTTATTGATTAGATGTTTTATCTCTTCAGTGCTTAGGATTTCTGGGCTTAGTTTACCTAGATGTACTCCGATAGCTTCTAAATGAGCTAGATTGCCTAGTTCGCAAGATGCTTGATATGCGTACTGCATAATACCCTCTCCCCAAACTCTGATACGATAAGCATTGCCAAACAACGACATAACTTTTGCTATGCAATTGTATTTAGCCGACCAAACAAACTGTCCTATATCAAAAGAATCAGACATACACTCTTCTGGAAGAAGCGGGGGACTTAGTTGATCAATCTTAGTATGAGTTCTAATTAGCGCACCATTTTTGACAAGATGATGCTTTATGGTATCAGCACTTCTATAGTAGATCTCTGATAATTCTTGCATAGAATAGCCACTCAAATGGTCTGAGATTATCTCAGCGAGTTCTTGAGAAGTAACCGCTTGTTTACGCTTTTTAGCGCGAATTTCTTTATCTACACGAAGTTTATTATCATACTCCTCAAGCAAAGCTTCCATTGTTTTATTGTTGGATACTCCTAATATATCGCAAGCACCTTTCTTAGTGCCACCACCGTCAAGCCATAGCTTTGCTCTTAGTATTACATCTTCTGGTATATTCTTTCTACGTGCCATGTTTATCTCTTTTCTCAATTTCTAAAAACATATTATAACAACAATTCAGCTTTTGTGCAAGCTATTTTTTTCTTAAAATTAGCTATGTAAGCCTCATAGTTACTGTGTAGTTTGCGAGGGACGGGAAGCAGTTCAAAATACTCAAAATTTTCCGCTATGTAGTGCGGCAATATTCGAGATAGATTATGAAAAGCACCCTCCGTTTTTGGTATCGGTCTTGGTGGGGTTTTAAAGTAATTCATTAATTGTCTCCGTTGATTCTCTAAGTTCTGGTGGTAAAATTATTCCATCGGTGTACTCACAGTACTTTGTATACCATTCTAGTAAATTAGAAGATGTTTTCTTAACGCCACACCTACTAAGTATCTGTTTAGTTTTATTGATCCCACTTTGAGAGTTTATTCCCTGCAAAGAACCACCTACAGCCAAGTAAAACTCATTCGGTCTACTTCTCAAAGCAATCAGTAGGTTTTCTACGCTAGCCGACAGAATTTCTTTTCCAAAAGATTTATATAACTTATGAAAGTATTCAGCGCATTTATCTGGTTTTTCTTTAAGAAAACACGCCACATCATCCCAAGCTAACTCGTCTACATCATAAAAGAATTTTATCTTCTCTTTCATTTCATAGGCATCGTTATGTCGTGCTTGCGATACACTTTCTTTGGCGTTTAATATAGCCATTATTCTTTCTATCAAGTATTCTTCTTTATCTACAGCTTCTTTGGGATTATCGTAAGGAACGTCTATAACTTCTACTGTAGCACCAGACTCTACCAAATAGTAATTAAACGTGGCTACATAAGTTTTATACTCTCGCTCCCTCCTAGCTGCATAAGCTTTCCTAGCTGTGGGCAAGAAGTCTTTATCAACTGTCACACTAGAAAAACCTGTAATAAACTGTTTCATAAGACCAAAATAATAATGAATAGTCTCAGGTGAGCGTTCTCGCATCATAGCCTGGAACCTCATATTTGGTGTGTGATTCTCAGATGTGGTCAAGATAAACACAGTATCAAAATAATTAAAGTCTACCCCATTAGTAATACTAGGACTACATATTAATGCGTCTACCTCTTGTCTACGCAAAGCTACGGTAGTATTATCTATAATATCACGAATATCATGATCGTCAGTAGATGAAGAATGAACTACCTTTATAACTTTGCTAGGCAACAATCTATTGAATGCAGTCAAGTACTCATTGATAGCTTTTGGCGAAGAATCGGAAACTAACAAGCATTTATCTCCTAGCTCTAAGTGTCCCTGCAAAGCTCCCCATAAAGAACTCTCTTTAACATGTTTGTACGCAGGAACGCCCTTTAGATTTTGACGTTTGTGCGATACTCTGTATAGATTCCTAGAACCTTGCATTAACTCTACATATTGGGCTACTGTTTCTTCCGATATATCCCCATCACTTATTATAACTCTATCTGTATTTTGCAACAACTCCCGTAGAACTTCTATTATGATAACTCGCTTTTCTTCGCTTATTATTGTAGCGAACAATAAATTATTCATCAGAGAATCTGCCTCATCTATAAACAAAAAATCAAAGCTATTAGTTAAGTCTTTGATTTTATAAAGAGAGTGCAACGTGCCAGAAAGACGTTGAACCTTACCTGTAGCAAAGTCTAATCTTCCTTTGGGATTTCTAAAGTCTCGTGCAGGGTTGAATCTTTTCGTGTTTGATTCTACTAAAGCCGAAGTATCTGTCAAAGCTAGGAATCTACCCTCGATGTGTCCAGACTTTAACCACTGCTCTATGTTATAAGTTTTCCCCGTCCCTAGCGTAGCTTTTAAGAATACTACAGAATCTGGTGGTGGGTATTCTCCCATATTTAGAAACTTTTCTTCACCACCACCACTAATAGTTTTCAGTGGGAGACCCAAACATTTTAGAGGTACCTCGCGAACAGAGCAAGCTTTAACATTAGATACAGCACTAGCTATACCCTGTGAAATATAGTTTTCTAGCTCACCTGGTCGTTTACTATCCAATACATTTGTTATATCTTTTCTTAGTAAATCTAAGCAATACTGGGTTTGTACAGCAGTATGGTATGTAGCAATAACAGCTTTACGTAAACCAGAAGTAGAAGAGCCCCAATCTTTCAAGGCATTAATCCTATTAGATAGTTCAAGAGTTTGAAGGGTACTACCCGTGATAGCATTCAAATATGTTGTACGCTCAAGGTCGGTAGTAACTGCTGGTTTTACATAACTAACGTAATCCTCGGGGACATAGCAACGATTCCCATAATTATATCTCGTACGCTTACCTTTTAATGGGTCTGACAAAGTCTCCTCAAACATAGGATAAGCGGTATAGTGCGCCTGTATATCGTTATATAGTGATACGTCTATTAAGTTTATATTTGTTTCGAACCTAGATTTAAAAGTGCTATTGACACTATAGAATAGGTTCTTTAGTTGAGACTGGTCTACACAATCATAGTTCTCTAACCATAAGTGTAGCTTTATAGTCCTGCTAAGTCCTGCGCTCGATGATCCCTGAGCAATAAAGCCCATGTCGTCTGGAAATATATTAGGATTACATTTATGTAAAATATTACACACGTATAGTCCCTGTCCTACTATGTCCGTAGGTTCCAAATCCATTGGTAAATCCAGCTCATCAATGTCCATACAGATTATTCTACTAGCTTCATTCTTTACGAATTTAGCCTGTCTAAATACTGTATCTCCCATTTTAGCGTTGATATATTGGTGCCGTATTATTAGAGCTTTGGGGTCTTCGCCAAGCAGCTCTAGTATAGGCTTTAATTCCGTTAACGAATCTGGGGTATAAAAATCTCCTAGCTTAAACTTCTTTGGGAAGTTGGCTTTAAGTTTATTGCCTTGCTTATCTATTCGTTTAGTTAAAAAGGTGTTTTCTCTAGTTATTCTAAAAAACTCACCGTGCTTATTTCTATCGTTGTAGTCACAAGCATGTAGTACTGAAATAGTCATTCTAAACCTCTATAAAGGTTATTGAGGATTCTATAGACGGATCTATTTTGTTGGAGACGCTTAATGTGTCTAAGTTTACTTGGACTGCTCCAAATTCTCTAACACATCCTATAATCAAGGACAACACATTTTCTATGTACTGTCTGACTACTCGGCAGTCTTCTTCTTCTGGTAGTATGAAATTATCTACGTCCAGGTCATCTAACTCAGGGTTGTAAGGTTCGTACGACTGCACCATTATATTACGGACAGCGTCCTGAACTAACTCAAATCCTTCTAGAGTAAGATAAATATCCATATCTAGCGAGGTCAGTCCCTCTGTTGAGTAGCTTAGATGTTTGGGCTTTCGCACCACGATTAAGTTATACATTGTTTATTCCTGTTTGATTTTTTGTTACTGATTTTTTGGTACCTACACCTTTGGAGTATACCCTTCCAGGCCGTGTGCGCTGTCTTAAACCACCTTTTTGTCGTACCTCGGTACAGTGGGTGGCCGATTTTCGCGCTAGAATAGCTAGCTAAAACATCTTACGATGCCAACACCCTAGGCTTACATCATTACAATGCATCCACGGTTAGTACCCTGATCGTGGGTATTATGTTTCCGACACATGCCCTGCGCAAGCTCCCGCTGTACGTTTCTTTGTGTCAGGAGAGGTTAATCAACCTCTGAAGTTCTGTAGGCTCGGCCTACGCTACACCTAATAAAAGGCTCTTGGATTTGCGCCGAAGTCTTAAACAAGAAATTACTCTGTAATCTCAATCTAAGTATCTATAATATATCAAATATATTAATTTGTCAATATATTTTTTAAATTATTTTTTATACTTAATTTTGAGGGGTACGGCCTTGCTATCTAGTAATGCTCTGAGTCTAGTGACGGTATCTGCTACAGTGCCTTCGACCCGTAACTCGACCGATTTAATATCACACCCTTTCTCTAAATCTTGCTCCAGTACATAGTCCCTAGAATCTCCCTCAAAAGTATAGCCTTCTCGCGATAACCTAACAATTACTATACTCTTACCATACATCCTATATACGGCGTTAATCTCATCTGGGAAACCCCCATCGCTAAAGACCGCGTTACTTTGCTGCAACACCTTTTTTATTGCCCCAGCTGCTAAAGTACCGAAGTACTCTTTACCAAAGTAGGGCTTACACAAAACCTCAGAGATATGTATTAAAAAGCTTCTAGGAGAAAATCCCAAAAGAAGAGGGGTTTCAACCTCTTTTACGTCTCTGTTATTGTACAGCTCAAAGTACTCAGCAACCCCTAAACCCGACAGTACCATCGCAATCTTGTGGAGTTGTTCCTTAAACTCACACCTAACAAAACGATATCGACTACACAGCTCTTCAGCTATAGAGTCTTTCCCGGACCCAGGGGGCCCATTAAGTATTATTATCTTGTTCATGTTCTCTCCTCTAGTTCAGTTAGGTCTACGCCTATGTAGTAGAACATCTCATCCCACTCCTTCGATATTCGGTACCCTAATTTACTGAAAGTGTAGTCGTAGTAGATCTTACCTACGGGACGTTGCCCCCGTAAAGAATCTGGAGAGGTGAGAATAGTAATCTTTTCCTCTCCATTAGTGAAAACGTTGTACCCTGTTCTAGTCCAGTCGGTATTCACTTTGATGTACAGTACGGATTGCTGAAAAGACCCTGTTACGTAGAAGCTATTCATCTGTAGTACAACTCTCTAGTTGCGTTTGGTATTGCCTAGCAGTATAAGCTAGAGCTAAATCTACTACGGCTGGGGGTGTGTGTACTCCCGTATCTTGCCATCTCCATGCCCCATGAGAGTTTTTAAAAACACTTACCGTCTTAGTTCTATTAACCAAAAACTTTGTTTTCGTAACGTCCACGGTAGCCCAAAAAGAGGGAGGCATAAAATCTCCTACACCTGGTTGTACTTTCTTCAACTTAAAATTACTTATCTTCATAAACTTCCTCGATTAATTTATAGAAAAACTATTATATCAAAATATAAGTAACTGGTCAAGAAGTTTTAAAAACAGTTTACAAACCCTGCGTAAAAAACTACGCTTGACATTTGTTTAGTATTTGTGTATTATTTATCTAGACC